TCAGCTGTTGTAGTCGCGGCCGTCGTCGGAGTCGCCGGTCGGGGGGTTGCCGCCCTTGCCGTCGTCCTCTTCGGGGTCGACCGCGGTGGTGGTTCGGAGGTTCAGCTTCATTGCTCTCTCCTTGTCACTCGGTTGGACGTGCTCCTGCTACCGGCGTCCGTAAGACGCCGGAGTCTTACGCGGCTTGTCGTCGGGCTTCCCGTACCGCGCGCGTCAGCGTGAGTCCGACCGTGCAGAGGTTGCTGTCGTCGATGCACTGCTCGCACAGATGGCCGTGCTCCAGCAGCGCGTCCATCGCCTGCTTCAGCGCGCAGGGGTGGCAGGCGCGCGGGAACCAGCTGACCCGCTCGGTGATTCGCTTGATGCGACGCTCGCCCAGGTCGACTGCTGTCTCCGCGGTAAGCGGGGCCCCGTCCCATACGCAGGTCGCGCCTCGGACCTGCGCCTGCGTGAGGCTGTTGAACTCGGGGAGCGGGAGCAGAGTGAACGCGTTGTCGGCTGCGCTCACGGTGTCGCTGGGCATACGTCAGGCCTCCACGATCAGCACGTGTCGTCTCACACAACTGACCGTAGAGGCCCGCAATCTGATGGAGGGGCAGGGATTCTGCCCCATGGGTTTACGCGGCCAACATGCCCAGCTTGATCGCCAGGTCAGACGCCCGTTGCCGGCGCTCGGGCTGCTTCACCTCGGTCTCCTCCAGCACGATCCGGCGCGCGTAGCCGTTGTACTTGATGGTCTCGGGTGCCGACTCCCACGCCTTGTCCAGGGTGGCGAGCGCGGTGTCCGGCTGGCCGTCGAGCTGGTAGGCGCGGGCCTCCTCGATCCGGTGCCGGGCCCGCCGAGGGCGGGACTTGATGACGTGCTTGTCGGCGCGCGCGGCCTGCCGCACGGACTCGCCGCCCTGGTGAAGCTCGACCGCGACAGTGACGGCGTGCGCGCCCATGATGGCCCGGGAGAAGCTGGTGACGGGGTGGTAGTAGTCGGCTGGCAGCTTCTTCGACGTCTTCTCCGCCTTGTCCCACCACCCCCACGCCTCCCCCGTCTCGCCCCGCCGCGCGGCCGTGTACCCGGCCTCGAACTGGAGGGCGCCGGCGATGGCCAGCACCTCGGCGTCGGCGTCAGGGAGGTGGGGTTCGAGGTAGCGGAGCGCTTCGAGAGTGACGGTGTCGGCGGCGTCAAAGTGCGCGGGCCCCGAGTCGCGGTGGGCTTGCGCGGCGAGCCATGCGGCTACGCCGACGGCGTGGGGGTCTTCGCTGTCCTGGGCGGCGACCATGCCGCGTTCGGCGACGCGCCAGAGCAGGGCACTGTCGGGTTGGTAGGCGACGAAGAACTGCGACAGCGAGTACACCTCGGAGAGGACGGCCTGCGCCGCGCGCCGATCCGTCGCGGTCTCCGCCTGGCGGACGGCGAGTTGCGCGTCCCGGATCAGGTCGGGTAGCAGGCTTCCGACGACCTCGCGGTGGTTCGGGGCTTCATGCCGGGCCTTCCATGCGGCGTCGAGGCGGTGCCGTAGGTGCATGGTGGGCGGTGCCTCACGGTCCGCGGTGAAGGGGAAGGCGTCGACGGCGGCCCGTACCGCGGGAAGGTGTCGGTGACCGGGGCCGATGAACAGGTCGACGTGCAGACTTTGGTCGCCGGTGAGGTCGGCGAGGTCGCGGACGCGGAGGAGTTCGGCGATGCGGAGGATGGTCGGCAACTTGGGCACCTGGAGTACGCCGCTCTCCACCTGTTTCACCCATGAGGGGGACTTGCCGAGGAGGCCGGCGAGGACGGGTCGGCTCATGCCTCGGCGTTGGCGGTAGATCTGCATGCGTTGGCCGAATGCGAGGGGGTTGGCGTAGGGGTCGGGGGTAGCATCGGTGTGCATGGTCTCGCCCTTCTGCTCTGTGCGGGTCGCACTGTCAGGGTAGGGGGCGGGGCCGTTCTCGTGTCAGGTGTTGGGGTGTGCGGGCGGCGTACTCTTGATCCATGTCCCCCGATCTTGTGACCAGCCCTGGTTCTGTGCGGTCTGCTGCCGAGTTGAACGCGGCGATCCGGGCGTTGTGGTCGCATCCGGCGGTGCCGTTGACGGATGGGCAGCGGGCGGAGTACTGGCGGCTGTGCGCCGAGCTCGCGCGGGTACAGCGTGGGGACGTCGCCGCGGTGGCGTGAGCTACTGCTCGTCCATCCATGAGGTGTCGATGAGGTCGATCTCGGTCTGGAAGGCGATGATCGTGGCCGCTTGCCGCAGTTGCTCTGCTGTCGGCTGAAGAGGCACGAACACCTCGCTCTTCCAGGGGTGCGTGTTCTGGTAGTACGTCACCGCGGGTGTCAGGATGCCACCGGGTTTGAAGTCCATGGCCCCAGCATGGCAGAGGGCCCCGCCCGCGTGCTGCGGACGGGGCCCTCACCGCGCGGGTCAGGTCAGGATGTGATGCGCGTACCAGGCCGAAAATCCGACCCAGCCGACCGCGAACACCACGGCGCCCGCCTTCGTGTGGACGCAGAACCAGCGGCGGGTCGACTCGCTGAGCGTGTCGCCCTGACGGGCGTTCCTGAGCGCGTACGTCTCGAACGCCGCCCCGGCCAGGATCAGCCCACCCCAGACGGCGTCCCCGGTGTTCACCGGCCCGCCGCCTGCCACACCGTCATCCCCAGCGAGCCGACCGCCACCACCGCAGCGAGCGACGGCAGAGGCCAACGGCCACGCTCAAGCGCCCGGATCCGCGTCTCGTGATCCGCGACGTCCTTCCCCAACTCCGTGAGGCCCTGGCCGATACCATCCAGCTTCGTCTCAACCCGGGTCAGGCCATCGCTCAACGACCGCAGCTCCTGGTACATCTGGGCGGGCGGGATGTACACGCCCGAGTCCGGCATGCTCACTCGCGGGCTCCCGCTCCGCCGCCGTCCGTCCGCAGCCACGCCGGGAGCAGCGCCTGCACCGAGGCCAGAGCCATCACCCGCGCCACTCCTGCCGCGACGGCGAGCGCGCCCGCCACCCACGGCAGCGACTGGGGCACCCCGGACGCCGCGACGATGCCGGGCAGGGCGACAGCCACGCCGACCAGCGTTTGAAGGACCGTGCGCACGGTCGTCTTCGTGGATTCCTTCGCCATGATCAAACTCCCTTCGGGCCGGTCACGTCGACCGACACACGCACCACCGCATCCGCGATGGCCTCCTTCACAGCCGCCACCACGGCAGCCGTGTCCACACCCGAACCGACCAGACCTGCCAGCTTCGTGATCGCCGCCGTCTGCGCAGCCTCCGTCGCCTTCACCTGGTCCACGCGCTTGAGGATCTCGGTGATGCTGCTCGACAGCGTCCACGTCGGGTTCGTCGCCGGCGCACCCGGCACGCTGATGACGCCGTCCAGCGTCAGCACAGCCTTCGCGACCTCGTTGGGGGTAGGCATGGGGTCCTCCTCGGGGGTTGTGCCGGTCGCGCGGGCGACGATGCCCGGGAACACGACCTCTCGGAACTGCTTCACCCGGGCATCCCCCGGGCAGGAGTGAGCGCTCGGGTTCCACGCGTCGAAGAGACGGTGGTAGCCGAAGCCAGGGTCGTCCGCAGTGCGGCAGATCCGCAGCGGGATCCCGTGCTTCTGGTGCAGCCACACGCCGAGCTTGATCAGCGTTTCCACCTGCTCGGGCGTCCACGGATCCGACGCTTGCAAGTTCGACGCGGACTCCAGCGACACGGCGCCGGTGCCGTCCGCGCGCCGGTTCGCCGCAGCGTTGGCGTCGGCGCGGGTCTCGGTGCCGATGAACTGTCCCAGCGATCCGTCGTAGCCGAGCCCGAAGTGGCTCTCCAGGTTCGTACTGTCGCGCCAGTACTCGTAGGTGCGCTCGGGCGTCCATGGGGCGACGATGCTGTGCACGATGAACTGCGTCGGCTTGATGGCCGGTTGGCTGTCGCTCTCCGGCTGGAGCTCCATCTTCTTGGCGCCCGGGTACCAGGCCATGACTGCCTTCTTTCTGCCAGCCACCTAGACGGTGGTGATGACCTGCTCGAACTTTCGCGCCAGCACGGACTGCACGCCCGGCGCCGTCGCGAGGCAGTCCCGGACGGCGTTGACGATCGTGATCTCGTCCATGACGTGCTGCTCCTGATCCACGCCGCTGATCGACACCGACACCAGCGGCTCACCGCTGCTGCCTCGCCCCGTGATCTGGTAGTTGGCCACGACTGCCCCTCTCAGGCGACCCGCTGAAGACGAATCCAGGAATCGGTGTAAACCGTGACCGCGCCGGCATCGGACGCCAGCTGCGCCCACTCCATCGCGTACGTGCCGGCCGTCGAGCCGACGCGGATCGTGCCCCACACCTGCAAGGTGAGCGGGGTGAGGCTGAGCCCGAGGCACCCGTACGAGCGCGGCTGGCTGATGTCGTTGCATTCGGTGCGGATCGGGTAGCCGCGGGCCTGCTGGCTGTCGGTCACCATCGCTGGCGTGGTGTTCCAGGAGATGACCGGGGAGTGGCCGACGCCCCAGCCGTACCATTCGCCGAGGGTGCCGGTCGGGGTGGTCCAGTCGATGTTGATGTCCGCGGCTGCGGGGCCGTCGTATTTGATGATGCCGTCCATGACGTACACGGCGTTCGCGGCGACGTCGAACGTCAGGTGCGGGTCCGCGGTCGTGGTGGTCGTGGCGATCCGTGCGGTGTCGCTGGTCTTGCGGGCGATCATGGGTTGTGCGCTCCGCAGCAGCGACGCGGTGATCCGCTGCCCTGCGAGGAACGTCGGGTAGGCCTCCGAAGCCATAAATGCCTCCTTACAGGGCGAGGTAGGTGGGGGTCGCGAGACGAACGTCAGCGCCCGCCGAGTGGGCTTTGATGACGCCGTTGACGCTGCGCGCGCCGATCGTGAACAGTTGCGGGCTGACGATCTGGAAGTTGTCGTACGAGATGCTCGGGTTGACGTTCGTGTTGCCGGCGCCGGAGATGGAGCGGACGCCGACGAACTGGCCGCTGACCAGTTCGGTGTCGGTGGCCGTGACCTGCCACTCGGGTGTCTCGACGTCCGAGGCCAGCCAGACCTTCGCTCGGAGCGTCGAGCCCCGGACCTTGAATCGCAGCCGGTACAGGGTGCCTGCCACGAACGTTGTGCCCGGCATCGTGTACGTGCCGAGCGTGGTCTCGGTCGAGTTGACCCGCTTGAACACGAGCAGGGTGACGGCGTTGGCCGTGGTGAATTGCACCTGCGCTGAGTACAGGTTCTCCGAGTCGACGTAGCGGGCGACCAGGCCGCCGGTGAGGACGGCGCCGGTGGCGAGCTGGTCGGCGGTGGTGCTGACGTAGAAGTCGAAGTCCTGGATCGTGGTCGGGATGATGCAGCGGCGGGACGATCCGGCTGTAGCCAGGAGATGCGCGCCCGCCCCGCTCCCCACCGAGTAGTCCGTCGCCGACCCGCCGCTCGTCGACCACGTGAGCCCGCTGTCGGTGGTGCCCCAACCACTGGCCACGGTGCGGGTGAACGTGTCCGTGGCCAGGTCGGAAATGGCCGTCACCTGCATGACCTCGCCGCCCACCCGGATGTTCAGCGGGAAGTCCGCCGGGTCTTTCGTCCACAACACGTCGGCCGGGGCCGACGGCTGCACGCCCACGCTGGTCACCGACGAGCTGATGTCTGCGGTCAGTTCCGAGCCATCCGTGTCGATCCGTGTCTCGGCTGCGTCGAGGACGCCGATGCTGCTGTACGGGCTGGCCGGCGCGCAGGTGACCGTGATCCGGTGCTCGAAGTGGGTGATCGTCTCTGATATGCCGAGGACGAGCTGGTCGATGGTGTCCGGTGGTAGCCAGGTGGGTGGGTTGGTGATTTGGATGCGGTCGCCGAGGCGCATGCCGAGGATCGCGCGCCGCATGTCCGGGGTGATCGACGGGTGGGAGAGGTTCACCGAGATCTGCGGGAACCTCGCTTCGTCCACGGTGCCGAGGTGCACCCGCCACGCTGCCTGGTCCTTGAGCGTCGCCGCGTCCGAGGTGGCGAGGTTGAGGGTGATCTCCTGCCCGTAGGTGCCGACGCCGGCCGGGGGCAGTTCGGTGGACAGGTTGCCGGTGGTCTCCTCGTACGTCTGGGAGACACCGTTCACGGTGACGGTGACCTTGTTCTGCACGTAGCGGTCGTCCTCGACCGGCACCGGGACCTGCGCGAGCTGCGCCCCCGAGTAGTCCAGCACCAGCGTGGCGTCTTGGTTGTACAGGCTGGCGCGGGTGCGGTAGCCGATACCCAGCGTCCCCGGCAGCTCGTACACGTAGCCGCCGTCCGCCTGCACGCACTCCTGCACCAGCGACAGCAGGTTCGCCTTGGGCTGCGCGCCCATCGGCACGGTGTCGTCGAGGTCGCCGATCCACTCGAAGGCGATCCCGGCCTCGTCGCACAGCCGCTGCATGCGGCGGCCCGCGGTCTCCCCGATCGGGTTGAGGCGGATCCCGAGCGCGTCGATCGCCGTGATGGCGTTCTCCACCGTGACGTGCCCGATGGCGACGCCCGGCAGGTTGGAGGTGCCGGCCGCTCCGGACACCGCGCGCGACGCGGGCCCGAACTGAACCCTCGTGACCCGGGTCAGCTGGGTGACGAACACGGTGTCGCTGACGGTGTAGACCTGCGCGGTGTTGACGTCCTTCAACCGGAGCGTGCGGGTGATGTTGGCGCCGGACTCCTGGAGTTCGACTGAGACGTACAGGAGGCGTCCGCGGACGTCGAGGTCGTGGGCCAGTTCGGCGCCGAGGACGGTGCCGTCGCTTGCGCAGGTGCGGATCGTCAGCGAGCGGGTGCTCGTGTCGTAGTAGACCTCCCAGAACTGCGACGATCCGGCGCTGTAGTCGAGCTGGTCGATCGCCACCAGCACCTTGCCGAGTGCCAACCCGGCTGCGGGGATGTAGGCGAGGAACCTGACCTGCGTGCTCGCCGGGTCGTCGTACTTGGGGATGCCGCCGGACAGGGCTGCGCTGGTGAGGTCGGGCAGCGGATCGGAGGCCGCGAACCCGGAGTAGGTGGCGAGGTTGGGGACGCCGGTCCAGGTCATCGGTGAACCGGTCGTCAGCCCGGACGCGAGAGACGTCGACCCGGTCGGGTCCTCGCACGGCCAGTACGCCACCACCGACGACGGCAGCGGGTCGGTGATCGCGTTGTAGATGAGCGAGTGCTCAGGGGTCGGTGCCTGGGCGACGCGGCGGAGCGGGCCGTTGACGCTGATGTCGGTCCACACGTCCGTGCCGGACGGGTCCCAGGACACGGGCCACTCGGAGCCGTCGCCCCACAGGCGGTAGGACTTGCCGCCGTTGCCGTCGGGCACACTCACGCGGATCGGCGTGTTCCGGCTGAGCAGCCCGTAGTAGACGCCCATCGGGTTTCGCGGCGAGAACCGGCCGTCCTGGTTCTTCAGCGGGAACGTGGCGGACGCCATCTCGGTGCTGCCGCCCTCGTCGCGGATGCCCTTACTGATGGCGATGTTCCCTTGGTCGTCGCGGACCATGACGTACGGGTCGGTGATGTCCACCCAGGCGCCGCCGACGAACATCTCGACCTGAACGGCATGCCCGTTGGACGCCTCACCGGAGGCGCTGGGTGCGGCGGCGAGTGGACCGGCGACGCCGCCCATGCGGCGCTGCCAGGCCATCACCTGCGCTGCGATACTCCCCGGCACGCGTCACTCGTCCCAGCAGATCCAGCACAGCATGTTCACCGAGCTGCCCATCGTGGCCCGCACCCGCAGGAACTTGGACACGGCGATGATCGGGCGCTCGTCCGGCATCCACTGGTACGAGTAGCAGACGCTCGGCGCCGAGCTGCTGGACGGCGCCACCAGCACCGTGTCGAAGCTGCGAGAAGCGGTCGTGGTGCCCTCCGCGGTGGCCGTGTAGCCGGTCCCGGTCGTCCCGAGGCTGAGCAGCGACGCCGGCGCGTTGGGGTCGAGCGGCTGCACCCCAGACGCCACGTGCTGGGTGACGGTCGCGGCGACGTCCGTCTGGAGCAGTTCGACCACACCCGCGCTGGACGGGCCCGCGTCGAAGCTGTAGCCCCACGAGATCAGCTGGATCTGCCGGGTGCTGGGCGTGGCCAGCTGGAGCATCGTCTTGATCGACGTGCCCGTGGCCACCTTCGCGATCGCCGCGGTGGTGGGCGCGGCTGCGTTCCATGTGCGGTAGCGGTGCACTTTCTCTCCCTACGAGCGTCCGGTGAGGACGAAGTTGACGTTGCCCCCGCGGACACGGATGGCCTTACGAAGGATCTGAAGCAGCAGCTCATCGACGTGGCTGCCGGACGACCGCAGCTCCAACACGACCGGCTGGACGGGCGCCGGGCCGGCCGCGGCAGGCGCTGCCCCCGCGCCGGTGCGGCGGGGTGCGGTGAGCATCGACGCCCACGGCGCCTGGCCGGCGGCGAGCTTGCGACGGGTGTCCGGGTTGGACCACACGCGGGAGCCCATGGGCAGGTCAGCGAGTTCGGGACCGTGTTCGCCGACGAGGGTCAGGCCGGAGCGGAGGCCGCCGGAGGCTGCGGCGCCGACGATGCCGCCCGACGCCTTCTTCCCGAACGCGGACTCGATGGCCTTCTCCATCTTCTGGCCGAGTTTGTCCATGGACTGGGTCAGCTTCTTCTGCTGGCCCTCCAGGGACTTGACGTACCGCTCCTGCGCCTTGATCGCCTTGTCGTAGACGGCGTCCGCGGTGGTCTTCCCGGCGGACCCGGCAGCAGACTCGATCTGCGCCTGCGTCGCGTTGATCGTGGACACCTCGGACGCCGACGCCTGAAGCAGCGCGCTGGCGGTCTCCAGGCCGCCGCCGTCGATTCCGGCCTCAGCGACCTGCTGGATGATGCTCTTGCTGAAGCCCTTGGCGCGGAGCTGCTTGAGCGCAGTGGCGAAGGCCTGAACCTTGTCCTTGCTGGTCCGCATCCCGGACTGGATCGAGCCCAGCGTCACCGTGCTGTCCCCGGACGCGCCGCGGGTGATGTTCGTGGAGGAGAGCAGATTGCCCTTCACCGACGCAGCCAACTGCGCAGACGCCGACTTGAGGTCGGACAGCTTGGACTTCGCGCCCTCCAGCGACTTCGTCACGCTGCTGAGCTGCTTCTCCCACTTCAGCAGCGATCGGCCGGCCGAGTCGAGCTGCTTGAGGAGCCTGCTCTCGGTGCTGCCGTGGGTGGCCTTCATGATGATGTTGCGCCACTGGTTCAACGCCGACACCAGCGAGCCCAGCGAGTCGGGTTTGCCGAGCGCGTTGCCGATCTCGGAGCGGCGGTAGCCCGCCATGTACCCGAAGTGGCTGATGGTGAGGTCGCCGCGTGCGTCGCTGCGGGCCTGTGCCTCCGCCTGTGCCTGCGCGCGGGCGCGCTGTTGCGCTTTGCTGAGGTGGCCGCCCTTCGCGAACCCGGCGACCTGGAGGCGCCCTTCGTTGAGGGCGTCGAGCATCTTGACGCCGTACTTCCGGACGGCCGCCGCCTTCACCACGTACTCGGTGTTGGAGACCGCGGCGACCGCGCCCGACCCCATGAACGCCAGGATGCTGTCGCTGGTGCCGCTGCCGGGGCCCTGGACGTAGCCGCCGTCGGGGAAGCTCTGGACGTCGCCGCCGTCTGCGTAGCCGCGCACGCGGCCACCGGAGGCATAGTCGTGCTTGGCGACCGGAGGGCCGCCACCCTTCTGGGGAGCGGTGAACTTGTTCTGGTGGACCGTGGTGACGTAGGTCGTGGCGGTCTTGCCGTCGAGGTTGTTCAGCGCGCCTGCGACGTTACTGATGGCACCGAGAGCTCCGCCAGTCTTGGCGGTGACCTGCACCTTGCCGTTCGGGAGCCGCTTGACCTTGAACCCAAACGACTCCAGCACCTTCTCGGCGGCGCCGGACAGCGTTTCGAGCGTGACCTTCCTGGTGCCAGGCGTCTTCTTGATCGCAGCGTTGAACGCCGTGAGGTCCGCCTTCGCGTCCTCAGCCTCCAACTCAACCTTCGGCTTCACATCCGTCGGCATTTGAAGTAGCTGGCCAGCGAGCTGCTTCGCTTGCTCCTTGTTCAAGCCCATCGCCTCTGCGGCCTCGATGAGCTTGGCCCGGCCGCGGGTGTAGATCCCGTTGACGGTCTCCCAACTTGCGCCCGCTTCGCGCTGGCTCGTCCCGGCAGCGTCCGTCTTATCCGCGAGGGTTTGCAGCGCGGTCGCCGCGTTCCGGGCTTTTTCGCTGTTGAGGTCGAGTACGCCACCCGACATGGACAGCGCGCCCGCGTTGTCCTTTGCAGCTGTCGCTGCGGCGTCGATGGCCGCCTCGAAGCCGATCATCCCGCCGAGGCCATTGCGCTGGGCCTCATTGAGGGAGACGATCGCGCCCCGCAGACCGTCCGCCGACGCCTTCTGCTGGTCCAGCTTCGTGGCCGCAGCCTGCGCCGCCGTGCCGAACAGGCCCATCGACTGGGCGGCCAGCTCCTGCTCGTACTTGGCGTCCGCAACAGCCGACTTGTACTCCGGGAACAGCTTGTTGATGTCCTTGGTCGAGTACCCGGCCTTCTTCAAGGCGTCCTCGAACAGTTCGAACTGCTTCGCCGCCTCCTTCGCATGCCCACCCGTAGCGAGCTGAGCGAACGCCTTGTCGAACGACTTCAGATCGTCCTTGACCGCGCCGAGACTCTTGGTCCCGTTCAACAGGTCATCGACCTTGGACACGGCGGTGTCGGTGAAAGCACCGAGGCCGCCGAAGTCCCCGAGGAACTTGACCTTCTTCAGCGACTCGGATTCGGCGCGCATCTGGCCGACCTTGGCCACGAAGCCGTCCATGCTGCCGAACGTCGCCTTCAGCTCACCAGAGAACTTCCCGGTGTCCGCCAGTCCCTTCAGCGACGTGACCAGCTTGTCGACGTCCGGGGGCGCCCCGCGCGCCTTCTCCGCCAGCTTCTGAATGCCCACGGCCAGCAACGCCAGCCCGGCCACCACCACCGATGCTTTCGCGGCCGTCCCCAGCGACAGGAACGCCGCCCGCAACCCGGCAATGCCTCCGCCAGCCGCCGCCGAGGCGGCCCGCAGGGCGGTGATCCGAGCGGCCAGCGACTGGAAGCCGCCAGCGACCCCGGCGACACCGGCACCGGCCAGCTTGATCAGCTTGATCGCGGCGTACACCTGCATGAGGTTGCCGATCAGCTCCGGTGGCACCGAAGCGACCAGCTTCGCGAACGCGTTGACCAGCGTCAGCAGGCCCGGCCCGGCTTGTGCCGCGCCCTCCAGTACGTTCCCCAGGGCCTCGGCGAGGTTGCTGAGCAGTTCCCTCACGGCGGGGCCCTGCTGGCGGGCGTAGTCCATGAACGAGGCGAGCGGCCCATGCACGTTGCCCTCAGAGAGCACCCGCATGAAGTGGATCGCCTTGTCCGTCGCCCCCTTCAACGACTGGTTCGCGAAGTCAGAGAACTTCTTCGACAGCGCATCGAACCCGCTGGTGTTGATGCCGCCGCCGGCGACCTTCACCAGCCGATCCAACTGGGTCGACGTGCCCTCGACCATCGGGCGCAGCTTCGGCAGAAGCGCCCCGAGCACCGCGAACGAGTGCTCGACCGGCTGCATTGTGAATCGCGCCGTCGAATCCGAGAACGCCTTGAACTGGTCGCGGAGATTCGAGTACGCCGCCGCGGCCTGCTGCGTCGCCTTCGGCATGCCCGCGAGCGTCTGTGCCGCCTGCTGCTGCGCCTGCACAGCCTGCTTCGAATGCGCCCCGTACTGCTGCACCGCCTGGCTGTACTTGTCCTGAGCCTTCGCCGCCTCGGACAGGTTCGCGATCTGCGGGATCACAGCTGCGCCGAACGCGGCCACCGCCGCGCCGGCCGCGCCCGCCTGCACAGCGATCGGCGCCAGCGACGCCGCCACCGGCACAGCAGCCGGTGCGAGGGAGAGAAGGGAGGCGCGGACGTCGACGAGGGCGCGGGTGATGCCGTCCGACGAGCGCCGCATGTTCCCGGCCGAGGCGGCGAAACGCCCGTCCAGCGTGCGGAGGTTGCCGTTGATGTCCCGGAACCCAGCCGCGGTCTGGTTGTTGACCCGGACTGTGATCGTCACATCATCCGACATCGTCCACCTCCCCTCTGTCGCGGGCGCCGCCCAGTTGCTCGATGGCTACGAGGCGCATGAGTTCGGTGTCCTCCGCGAGGAGGGAGGACAGGGTGTAGCCCGGAAACCGCTCCAAAAGCCCGAGCAGGTACCGGGCCCTTGTCAGCTCGCCAGGCTCTCCGACAGTGCTTCCATCGGGATGGACGCCACCTGGGACGGCTCGCCAGAGGGCGAGCTCGTGGGCAAAGGGTCCGCGTCGTGGACCCCCAGAAGCTGCTGGATCCAGGCGTTGTTCAGGGCGAGCACCAGGTCGTGGTCGACGAGGTCGACGCTCTCCTTGGTGGTCGGGATCGGCTGCCCGTCCTCGGTCTCCAGGTTCCAGGACACGAGGTGCTCCAGGAACCGGGCGATCGCGTCACCGGCGCGTGTGTCGCCGTCGCCGCCGTCCTGGCCGGTGGCCTCCAGGTACTCGCCGAGGCTCATGCCCCGGAGCCGGGCCTCGGCGCCGTGGAACTGGTGACCCTCGTCGAACCGAATCAGGTACGTGCGAACCTTCGTCTTGAATCCCATACGCTGCTCCTTAGGCCCAGGTCGGGACGGTGCCGTCCGCAAGGGACAGGGGGACGGAGAACGTCAGCTCGCCGCTGTCAGAGCGGGTGAGCTGGTAGTCCGTCGGGAGCATCTCCATGGCCAACGTGACCCCGTTGACGGTCTGGCTGACGGTCCGCTGCACCGAGGTGGACGGGACCGTCTTGAACACGTCGTGGGACTGGTTGGCAGCGGCGTTGAAGACGCCGTTCAGCGTCACCGAGCCGTCGGCGAGCAGGAGCAGCCGCTCGTTCGCCGACTTGTCGACGCCGGTGATGTCCTGCACGCCTCGCGGCGTGCTCATCTGCCAGTTGGTGATGTCGTTCTTGATCGCGCGAGCGGTACCGGACGCGTCGTCCACGGACAGCGTCGTCTGCCCGAGACCGGAAGCCTTGGCCATGGCTCAGTTCCCTTCTGTTGCGGTGCTGGCCCCGGCGGGCAGCTCCTGGACCCACTTCGCCTCACGCTCGCGGTCGACCGCGAGGGAGCCGAACATCTTGCGGACGCCGTTGGCGCCGACCCAGCCCTCATGGAAGTGCGTGGGGTGAGTGATCGAGTAGCCGTTCATGGTGACCTTCACCTGGTGAACGGCGAGGCCGCCATCAACCAGCGAGTACAGGCGGTCAGTCGGGTTATTGATCAGGATGGTGAAAGACGCCGGGCCCAACACTCGTCGCGCTGCACGCCACTCGCCGGGGACCTCGTGCACCGCCCGGGGCATGCTGAAGAAGACACTGTCGTAGGTGCAGTCGAAGTCGACCCCGTCTATGACTAGCCGCACGATCTCATCGCTCATGCCGTCACCCCTTCGCGATCTCGTCGGCGATGGTCTGCTGGTGCGTGGCGAAGTCGTCCAGCCAGTTGTCCGGGCTCACGTGCACCCGGGCCTTCGTACCGCGCGGGTTGCCGCGCCAGTCCCCGTCCCGGACCACGTACAGCGGCGGCCGGTCCAGCCGAACCCGGTGCTCCGACGCCGCGAAGCACGGCTGCCCGGCCGGGAACACCAGGTACGACTCACCCTCAGCGACCTGGAGCACGGTGTACTGCCGGCCCGAGTGGGTGGCCGTGTGCAGCAGGTCCGGGGTGAGGTTCTCGATGCGGGTCCGCCACCCGTTGAGGTAGTGCGGGCACTGCGTTTCGGCGCAGGTGCCGCGCCGGAAGTGCGTGCCGACCGGCGCCACGACCGAGTAGGTCTTGTACGCGGCCGGGTCCATCAGCGGCGCGACCCGGTTGAGGTGGCGACCGTTAGAACTGGACATTGGCGACCTCGTTCTTGATCACGTTGACGGAGAAGGTCACCGAGGTGAAACCACCGGTCGTCACCGTCGTCGCCCGCAGATACCGGCGCAGCGTCGCCGTGTTCCCCAGCGCGATCCGCTCCGACGCCGGAGCCGCAGTTACCTGGGTGAACGCGAACGACGCGACGTCGGCGAAGGTGCTGTTGTCCGCCGAGTCCTGGATTTTGATCGTGACGTCCGTACCGGTGAACGCGGTCACGTGCAGGTACGCCTGCCCACCGAACGACGCTGCCGCCGCGGTGTCGATGCTCGTGCCCGTCGTGGCCACCGTGTCCGTCCGCAGCCCGGCGGTAAGCTGCCGACCCCACTCGATCCCGTAGCCGTTGGACTGGGCGGACACGCTGAAGGTGAGCATTCCGTCGTCGCCGCGGGTCGGGTCGTAACCGACCTGCTTCGCCACAAGGGAGGCGGCCGGGTCTCCGACAGTGGTGCCACGGCAGTACGTCATGATGACGTCGGTTCGGGGCAGCGCCGACAGCTTCTCGTGCGTGCCGCCGGTGACGGCCACGCTGTTGAAGAACGTCGTCATCTCGAACTGTCCGGAGCGCAGTCCGCCGATCCGCTCGTAGGCGCTCTTGTCGATGCCGGTCACGTTCAGCAGGGCCGGACCGCCGCCGATGTTCCCGAGCTGCTGAATGTCGCCGGAGGCGTTGTATCCGGCGATGTAGAGGTTGTCGCCGAGCCCCGATGTCTTGGCCACTACGGTGCCTCCGTCCATGCGTCGTTGATGATCAGGGGCACGGTGAGCGTGGCCACCCGGAAGGTCGTGTTGTCGAAGCGGGCGTAGCCGAAGTCCGCGGCAAGGCCGGGCCCGTGGGCGCCGAGGAGGTCGACGTTGGCGATGGTGCCGCCGAGCTCGAAGTCACCCGCGTAGGCGCCCATGAGGCCGTCCACAGCGGCGGTGACGGCCACGTCCACGTCGTCCTGCGGTTCGGTGTCCGCGGGGAGGAACACGCGCCCGTTCAGCTCCAGCCGCGCGGACACCACGTCCAGCCCGGACCGGGCCGGGATCGGGCGGATGCCCTTCACCCACAGCGCATAGGTCAGACCGGAGTCCGGTGCGGAGACGGGCTCGTGCCCGACGACCCGCTCGAACAGGCCCAGGCTCTGTGCGTGAGACATGGCGTGCGCCCGGTACGTGGTGAGGTCCAGTGCCACGGGTGATCACATCCGTCCCGTGTACCGGCGCAGCAGGCGCTCACCGATGCCGCGCTTACGCTCGTTGAGCTGGTGCCGGGTCTTGATCCAGTGGTCGTAGCCCTTGAACCGCGTCACCGGGTAGTTCCTACTGCCGACGCCGGCCAGCCACGGGCCGTAGACGACGCGGGAGTCCCAGATCTTGTGACCGTCGACCACGACGCACCGGGACTCGTAGTAGCCGGTCGGGTTCCGGAAGACGGCGCGCATCTCGCGCTTGAGGATGCTCAGTCCCTCTTCGGCGAGGTTGCGTTCGTAGCGGTCGACGAACTGGTTGGCGAGGGCCTGGGCACGGCCGTCGAAGATCGGGCCGCGGGCGCTGGTGGAGACGTCGAGCAGCATCACACGCTCCGCATCCGGGCCTTGCGCCCGTGGCTCGTGTACACGCGGGCACGCAAATCAGCGAGGCCCCTGCCGGACGTCTCCCGCTCGTTCTCCCCCGAGCCAGCCGTCCGTGCGTATCCGGAGCGGCCCTGGAGCAGGTCGGTGAGCGCCTCGGCGACGGTGAGTTGCCGGACCGGGCCCGGCGGGACCCACAGGGAGACGGCGGCGCCGAGGGCGTGGGTAGCTGCGGTGGTGCCGAGCGCGCCCCGCTCCACCGTCAGGGACCGCGAGGCGTAGATGGTGGCACCGGCGCTGTGCGCGGTGATCGTGGAGCCGTCCCAGGCGCGGGTGACGATGAGGGTGTTGCCTGCGATGTCGTCGACTCGCATGCGTTCGCCGTCGATGAGGATGGTCTCGCCTGCCGCGAAGCCCGCACCGTTCTGCACGGTGACGGTAACCGAGTTGTTGATGTTGGTGAGGCCGCTGCCGCCGAGGGTCTGCCCGGTGTCGAGCTGGGTCCGGCCGGTCACGATGACCCGCTCCGAGTCGAGGCGGAGCAGAGAGCCGACGCCGACGGCCGCGCTGGTGGCAGCGTCCACGTCAATGCCCGTCTCGCTGGCGTCGAGGGCCTCAACCGTCGTGCCTACGGCGGCCTCGTCGTTGCGGTAGCCGAACAGGCCGGTGAGGGTGATGTCCCGCTGGTGGGTGCTGCCGCCGCCCCACGCCGCCGACGTGCCGATGTTGATCTCGACACGGCTGTATGGCGGACCGGACCGGTTCGGTTCCAGCAGGACATCGTCGAGGGGGATGGTCACGCCGCCGGAGGTGACGGAGGTGAGAGAGATCAGCTCGGAGTCGTCCAGCCATAGCCGCCATGACGGCCGGTACTGCGAGTCCGGCCAGTCGAAGTAGCGGGTCGCCTGCACTGGGTAGAAGGTGCGGTGGCACAGGCCGTGCACGGCCTCGGTCGCGTCGGCGAGCGCGCGGTCGATCCGCGCATTGCTGCGCGCGGTCTCCTTCACGTCGAGCTCCGCCTTGATCTCTTCACGCGTCGCGTACCACGGTGTGTTCATCTCTCGTCCCTCCCCTCAGTAGGTGGCGCTGACTTGGCCAATGCGGCGCCCGCCGGCGCCCCAGATCGAGCCGTCGAACGGGCAGTACAGCTGTCCCCGTGGTCCGGTGCGGAGTGGCTCTCCGCAGTCCAGGCAGGCGACGGGGTCGCGTTCGCGTTCGTCGCGGGCCAGTTGGGCGCCTTCGCGGAGGATGTCGAGGAGCCCGTACCAGGAGCCCTGTTCGGGGGCGCCGGGGATACGGCCGTGCGCGGTCGCGGTGAGCGGGCCGAGCGGGCTGGTGCCGGTTCCGGTGACATGGGACGGTGCCGCCGCGGTGCCGGTGAGCCCTCCAAGTTGTGCGGCAGCGGATCCGATGACCGTGCGCAGCCCGGATGCTCCGCCGGTCAGTGCGCCGCCGGTGAGTGTTGCGCTGCCAGCGACCTTCGGCAGGCCGTTCGCCGTGCCGGTGAGGCCGCCGAACTGCCCGGTTGCGGTGGCGCGTACCGTCGGCGTGCCGGATGCCGTGGCCGTGAGGCCACCGAACGCGGCGGTAGCAGAGCCGGTGACGGTAGTGGTGAGCGGCGGGTCGTCCTCGGTGGTGAGGGCGGTCGTTCCGGCGGTGAGGTTCCGGCCGTTCCCGGAGACATCCAGGATGTTGGTGAGCATCGGCCAGTTCGCCCACACCCCGGAGGTGCGGACGATCGTGGGTGACGCCCACTCTGCTTCGATCTCCGCCTGTGACAGGACCGCGGACCACACGCGGACGTAGGCCAAGCCGCCGTTGAACCACTCGCCAGCGTCGCCGGGAGACCTCCCGAACAGGGTGAGCCCGTCCGGTGTACTGCCCCCGCTCACCTGCCCGGTGGTGACGTTCGTAGTGCCGCCGACAGTTCGGGTGTAGATACGTCCGTCGGTCGCTCCGGTCCCTGCGACCGTGACGGCGATCATCCGCCACGCGTCGACCACAAGCTCGTCCCCGCCGACGATCCCGCTGGTGTTGCCGGGGCTCACGACCACCGGTGTGGTGCCGTTGCTACCGGCCGCGAGATTGATCGTGGTGGACCCACCGGACGCCGAGTGCAGCCGCATCATCGTGGAAAAGTCGTTGAGATCCACGCGGAGCCGGGCCCAGAAGGTGACCGTGAGTGCGGTTGCGGGATTGGGCGGTGGGCTCGCCGTGTAGCTGACGCGGTCACTGGCCTGGTCGGCGCGCTGCGACATCCTCGGTCACCTCCTCTCTCAGGGCTTGGGCTGGGGGTTCAGGCTGCGACGGACAGGCTGAGGGTGAGCTGACCGGCGGGAATGGTGAAGGTGTCACCGCTGGTCACCGCGTTCGCGGTGATCGTTCCGGAGCCGCCGAAGCTGCCGGCAGTCGAAGCGGTCCACAGCGAGAAGTGGGTGAAGTCCTCGCTCCCGGCCACGTTCGTCCAGACCAGGTCCGCGGACGTGGCCTTCGACGCGGCGGACGCGGACGCCCAAGTCGCCTGCTTGCGGGTTGTCTCAACTGCCGCGTTGGCTGTGCCGTTCGCGCCGGGGTCTCCGACGTGCAGCTTGATCCACGAGTACGTGCTGCCCTGGGTGTCCAGGATCGCGTTCGCCGCAGCGGTGGAGAATCCGACGCTCATGGCCTACTCCGTGTCCTGCGTCCGGGGCTTCCCGGAACGGGCCGTCTTGCGGACCGGCTTCGGGGCCGGCTTCTCGTTCGGCTCGGGCGCTGTTACGTCCTCGACGGGCGCGGGCTCGTCGCCCGCAACGGTGGCCCCGCCGTGGCGGGTGATCTTCGGCATGCTGTCCTCCACTTCCACAGGCACGCTGGCCTGGATCCCCAACGCCGCTGCCGAACCCTCCTCGGCGTGACGCTCCGACCCGCAGTGAGGGCACCGAGGCACCCCCACCGCGAAAGCCGTGGTGCAGTCCAGGCAGACCCACAAACTCACAGCGACGCCGCCAGCGAGGCCGGCGCACGCTCGACGGTCAGGTCCCGGCGGAGGTAGAGGATCGCGCCGAGCTGCGCGTTCGTGCCGACGTCCGCGCAGTCCAGGGAGACGTGCGTGTAGCCGTCGGACAGCTGCGCCGCGTCGACCTCGATCGCGATGATCTGCTGCGACTCCGCCGAGGTACCGGCGCCGCCTGGGTCAGCGATCGTCGCCGCCGCGGACTGGGACACGCGGGTCCAGCTCTCGGTGCCCGCGAGCGTGGTTGCGGACTTCAGGTAGTAGTGGTCGATGATCGCCAGGTTGCTGGTGGTGCCGCCGGTGTTCGCGGTGTGCTGCTTCAGCGTGAACGTGGGGTCGTCACCGGCGGTGCCGGCGCCCTTGAACACGACGATGGTGAGGCCGCCGCAGTTCTTCAGGGAGACGCGCTTGCCGGTGACGGCCGCGCTGGAGAGATCGACGGGGGCCGCGCCGATGCAGACGTCGACGAGGCGCCCCAGGGCTTCCATGGCCATGATGGGTGTCCTTTCTGGTGCGCCGGGTCAGGCGGCGAGCTTGACGATCGGGGACAGCGTGGAGCCGCCGTTGGCGGGGGTGATCGCGGACTGGAGCCACGGCCGGCCGTCGACCCGCTCGATGATCCGGAACGCGACCTCGTCGGTCTCGAAGTACCGCTCCTCGGACTGGCGGGCCTGCATCGCCTGCCGGTCACCGATGAGGTAGAACCCGAAGTCGATCAGGCTGAGGTCTCCGGCGGAGCCGAGCGCCGGGACCTTCTCCGTGATCACGACGGGTCGGCCGAGGATGCTCATGGGCGGGGCGTCGATGGCCTGGCCGCCGGTGAGCCACAGCGGCGGGGAGGCGATGCCGTCGGTGCCGCGGGTCATGGCGAGCTGGGTGAGCTGCGGCAGCGCGGACGGGGAAGCCAGCCAGACGGCGCGCGACAGGGACTGCGGGAGCATCCGCGCGTACATGTTGACGACGTCCGCGAACTGGATCTGCGAGGACGTGGTGCGGGTGACGCTGATCGCGGCGTTGCCGTTCAGGACACCGAGGGGCTTGCCGACGCCGTCACCGGTGAGAAACGCGGTGTCCTCGAAGAAGCTCAGGGCCTCGGGGAACATCTGGTTGATGAACGCGTCGAAGCTGACGAGGCTGTCCTGCATCAGCTCGGACGGGACCTTGGCGAAGCCGGTGAGCTTGCGGGCCTCCAGGACGATCCGGCCGAACTTGGCCTGGGACTCGGTGAGCTGGCCGCCCTCCTCGGTCCAGTAGCCGACGATGCCGCCGTACACGCTGTTGACGTTGGTGGTGGAGTCGATCGCCGGGAACGGCACCCGCAGCGTCTCCATCGGAATGACCCGGGCACGGGGCCGGACGACGGAGTTCTCCAGGGAAACTCGCAGCAGCTCGGAGCGCAGGGTCTCCGGGATGAGGAAGCCACCGTCGGACGGGATGTCGCTGGAGTAGTTCTTCAGCTGGGCCAGCTTCGCGGACATCTCCGGGGAGAGGTCGCCGGCGTTGCGGCTGGCGATCGCGCGGAACAGTTCACCGGAGCTGTTGAACAGGCCGTCGACCTTGGCGCCTTCGGCGTTCTTGTTGTACAGGCCGCGGCCGTGGAGGCTGGCGTCGACCGTCGAGTATGGGTCGGGGGTTGCGGCGCGCAGGTCGGGGCGCTTGACGTCCTCGCCGTTCTCGCGGAGGAAGTTCGCGAACCCGGCTTGCACCTGCTCCTGGACGAGCCGGTCGAGGTCGGTGCCGTCGCCCTGCTGCTTCTCGGCGTACGCCTTGATGAAGTTCGTCAGGTCCTGCGGGGAGCTGACGACGTCCTTGGCCTTGGCCGGGTCCGCGAGCATCTCCGCCAGTTCGTCGGCGTTGCGCGGGATGGTGGGGGTTGCCACAGGTGCCTCCTTCTAGGCTTCCGTCGCCGCGCTGGACGACGCCGTGGTGGTGAGGTTGGAGACCAGCACCGACCACGTGTCGGGCTCGTCCTGGGTGAGGTGGGCGACCATGGCCGTCCACTCGTTTTCGGGTTCGGCGGCGGGCGCCTCGGGCTCCGGCGCGGCCGGCGCTAGGGCGGTGTCGTCCAGCGCGACCAGTTCCGGGCCGTGCTCGCCCTCGTACTCGACGGCCAGCTCAGCGGCCGTGTCCTCGGCCGGCTGCGTCACCGCGCCGCCACGCTCCTCGGCAGCAGTTTCGGCGCCGCGCTCGCGAACGGCCGCGCGCAGCTTGGTCACGGTGTCCTCGTCGAGGAGGTCGGCGATGCTGATGACGAGCTGGGGCTCAGGTTTGCTGTCTTCGGCCTTCGACTGCTCGGTCGCGCGTGGGCCGTGGTAGCCGTAGGCGGCGAGGTCGAACGCGCGCCCCATGTCCGGCTCGTCGCCCTCATCCGGATCAGCCGCCGTGCCGCTCTTCGGCGCCTGCACGGCTTCGTCGGCGAGGCCAGCAGTAACGGCGTCCTCGGGGAGGTACCACGTCTCGGCCTTCATGCGGGCCCGCCACTCGTCGCGGGTGCCGCCGGCGCGCGTGGCGTAGGCGTCGGCGATGTTGTCGCTGATGAGGTCGAGGAGTTCGGCCATCTCTTCCATGTCGGCGGCGTTGCCCATGCAGACCCCACTGGCGTCGTGGATCATGAGCATGGTGTTCGGGGCCATCTCGATCCGGTCCCCGGCCATCGCGATGACGGAGGCGATGCTCGCGGCGATCCCGTCGACCTGCACCGTGACCTGAGCCGGGTGGGAGCGGAGCGCGTTGGCGATGGCGATGCCCTCGAACACCGACCCGCCAGGGCTGTTGACCCGGACCCGCAGGTTCGGCGCCGTTATGCCCCGCAGGTCGGCGATGAACTCGTCCGCGGTCGCACCGAACCAACCGCCGACCTCGTCGTACAGCATGACCTCGGCCTCGGTGTCGCTGGCCGCGTTGGTGATGCGGTACCAGGACCGGGCCTCGATGCCCAGCGCCTGGCGCTGCTTGGCGGCCTGCTCGCGCTGGCTGGCCTGGAAGCTGGCCGCCTTACCGGGCAGCGTGATGTTCATGAGCCCTCTCCGATCTCGCGCTGCCAGGCGCGCTTCTCAGCGGCGCGCTGCGCCTTCTTGGAGCGGCTGGCGTCAGGGCAGTCCAGACCAGCCGGGCGGCGGCATGAGGGGCACCAGGGGCGACAGTGTGCGCCGAGCATGCGGGCCATCACTCGTCACCGCCCTTGCGTCGCTTGACGACCTTGCAGCGGCACTCGTTGCCGTACTCCGCGCCGACGCAGTGGATGTAGCCCGAGCCGCCGGGGTAGTCCTGGTAGGCCTGCGCGCGGTTCCGGTAGGTCTTGCCGGCGTTCTCGCGGCACGGCTCGCACGTGTTGTCGTCATCGACCGCGACCGCCACCCACCGCTGCGCGTTCTCGATGTCCTCGCTGAGGAGACCGGCGATGCTCTCCTGCCAGGCGTTCGACGGCTCCGCAGTGGGAGCCGGGCCGTGGCCCGGCACCAGGTCTTGCCAGCCGTCGGGAAGTTGGAAGCCGAGCATCGGCAGGATCAGCGGGCCCAGGCTCGGGGCACCGCGCACGATCCGCGACAGCAGGTCACGGTCTGCGTCGAACGGCAGCTCCGGTAGACCGACAGCCTGCGCAACGGCGGGCGGATCGTAGCCAGCAGCAACCAGTGACTGCGCCGCGTTGGAACGGGCGGTCAGCGTGGTGGCTTCGGTCTCCGGGTCCGGCGGGGTCGGTGGTTCGTAGTCGAACTCCAAGCCGTCGGCGGTCGGTCCGTACATCGGGAGCAGCTCGAAGTTCAGTGCGGCCTTGATGCGCTCCAGGCGGGGTACGGTCTGCTGCTCCGCGAACCAGCTCTTGGCCGCGAGGGCGGAGGCGCGGTTGATGTCCTCGAAGTCCCCGATGGCGGTCTTGCTGATGCCGTAGGCCTCGCGGATCCGGTCGGCGGTGGCGCCGCGGAGTTCCACGAACTGCATGTCGCGCTGGCTGATGGTGCGGTCGACCCACTTGCCGTGCTCCAGGATCGCCACACGGTGCGCGTTGCCGACGCCGCGGTGCTGCTCGTTCCACCGGTCCCGCAGCTCATCGAACTGATCGTCGCTGAGCGCGGACGGGACTTCGATGATGCCGCCCGGCTGCGCGCTGTTGACGAAGAAGGCGCGGCTCCACTCGGAGGCGTACCGGCTGGTGTCCAGGTCCGGGAGGATCGACAGCACCGGCGACAGGCCGCGATACGGGTCGAGGGGGTTCGGCCGGCGCAGCTGGATGACCTCGTCCAGCTCCAGCGGGATCTGCTCGCCGTCGGGGCTGGTGTACACGTAGCCGGCGAGGAACGTCTCGCGGGACGGCACGGGGGTCATGCGGTCCGGGCGGACCGGCCACATCTCCAACGGCAGGTTGATGCCGGGCCGCTTGGCGATGACCCACCAGGCTTCGCCGGTGAGGTCTTGGTGCTGCTGGAAGCTCTCGACGAACTCTTGCCGCGGCATGAACGGGTTGGGCCGGTTCCACAGGTCCAACGCGGCGTGGGCGGTGACCTCGGTCCGGTCTTCCTTCCGGCCGGACTTGGCCTTGCGGTAGAGCTTCCAGTCGACCAGCGCGGTGGCGTTGGAGGTGCGGTCGACGATGGCGAAGAGGGTGCCCACCGCGGACATCGCGCGCATCTGGCCTTCGGCGCTGCGACTGGAGCCGAACACGGGGCCGTGGCTGGCGGAGCGGGAGGCGAAGGGGACCGGGGTCTGAGCTGCCGTGGCTGCGCGGTTGAGGAGCGCGCCGAGGAGGGTCCGTGCCAACGCCCCTCCTGTCGTTACTGGCTGCCGCGTCCGCCCTCGTGGATCCGGAAGTTGAGGACGAAGCATCCGGCGCCTGCTGCCGCCAACCCTGCTGCCAGCCCAAGCCACACCATGGCGGAAGCCGACAATAGGATGATCCCAGCCGTGTCAAGCAGAATCGGCGCCAACTTCCGCCACAGCAGTATCCACCTGCGGAATCGATCGTTTCGGCTGGTCATCGCGGTCTCGCTCTCGTCGTGGCGGCTTGTAGGTTTCCGACAGTCTCACAGCCAACGCACACGCGGACGCCCGCGGAGATCGCGCGCGGCGACCATGTACCGGCCGGCATCCATTGAGTGGTCGTTGGCTTTCACCGGCTCCTCCTTCAGCCCGCCGGCGTTGCCGGGCTTCACGGCCCAGACGTAGCCGGAGACTTCCTCGGCGAGCCCGATCGGGAGGGACTGCGCGTCCATCTCCGGGTCCCGCTCCAGCAGCGCGTCCCGGAACACGAACAGACGCGCGCGGCCGTCGCCCTGGACCTTCAGCCGGGACTGGAACGCCTGGATGCCGTCGCTGACGCCCTTGTGGGCGGCCTGGGTGCCCATGCCGAGCTTGCGTTCCAGGGTGGCGCGGTCTTCGGCGTCGTGGTCGGTGATGATGGCGCGCGGGCGCGGCTGCCCGGCGAGGAGCCGATCCCGGATCACGTCGGCGTGATCCTCGACCAGCATCCGGGTCCGCACCCACTCGCGGATCAGGTACAGCCGGCCGTCGGGGTCCTCGGCCCACAGCTGGGCAACGAAGGGGTTGGTGAAGCCGAAGTCCACGGTCACGTAACGGACCCAGCTGTCGGGTACGTCGAACGGCTCGACCACGTGCACCGGTTCGGACCAGCCCTCGTACACCAGGCCCTCAGCGGCGGCCCAGATGCCGTCGCGGTAGCGGAGCCGGCGCACGCCCGTCAACGCGTCGAGCTTGGCCATGTAGTCGACGCCGCGCTCGGTGAGCGTGCCGTCTTCGCGGACGTAGAGGGGGTTGTCGCGGTGCAGGCTGTGCAGCATCCGCATGGTGCCCTCGTCGCACCGCTGCTTGATCCAGTGCTTCGGGTGGTCGGGGTTGCACGCGAGGACGATCTGCCGGTACGTCGGCGCGTTCCCGCGGAGCCGGGTGACCAGGGTCTCCAGCGCGGTCAGGCTGATCTGCGTCGCCTCGTCCACGTAGATCCGGGAGAACTCGGTGGAGAGGAACTTCTCGGGCCGGTCGAGTCCACCGACCAAGATCTCCGCCCCGTTGGCGAACTGGTACGCCGCCGGCTTACGCGGGCTGCCACCGAACCACTTCACGACGCCTTCGGCGAGTGCGGCTGGCGCGACCTGCTGCTCGAACGTCACCAGCGTCGACCCGGTCAGGGAGGCATGGGTCTGGCGGACGATCAGGCTGCGGCAGCCCGGCACCATCAGCGACGTGTAGAACGCCTTCTGGAGCATCGCCAGGGACTTGCCGGTGCCGGCCGGCCCGGCTATGCAGATCTCCTGATCCTTGGCGGACAGCAGGGTTTTGGCGCCGCCGCGGGGTTCGTACCGGACGACCGTCGAGGTCACACGAGATCCTGCGGGTCGACTCCGACCAGCTCGTACTTCACGCCGCCGCTGATCTCAGTCTTGGCGGGCTGGTCGACGCCGTGGAGCTTGCGGTAGCTCTCGCGGATCCGGAGCGCGGTCTGGATGGCCTGGAGGCGCGGGCCGTCGTCTTCGAGGGGTGCGCCGTCTTCACCGACGACGATCCGGCCGTGGGAGACGACGACGTGGTTCCGGTCGATGATCTCGCGGGCGAGGAGATACAGGTCATCGAGCTGTTCGGACTCGGTCTGGATCAGCCGCTCAACTGCAGGCCGAATGACGTCGGCCTTGGCGTTCTGGATGGCGCGCCAGGCGCCTCCGCGGTCGTAGTAGCCGAAGAGGTCGGCGAGTTGCTGGAACGTCGTGCCGGGGTGGTCGGCCATGTACTGGGCTGCTGCGGCGTCGCGGCGGACGGTGTCGATGCCGCGTTGGAATTTGCCGTTGCCGTCGCGTGGGCGGGCGCGGAAGTCGTAGTCGGGGTCGTCGTTGCTGGCGGTCACGGCTGGCCCCTCTCCTGTTGCTCGCGGGTTACCTGTTGGGCGTGGTTTGATGGTAACGATGCGTGCAACCGGGGTGGCGGCTCTACGGGTGGGCGCAGGGAGAAGCCCCTCTCCGTCCGGGCGTCGGAGAGGGGCTTCGGCCATGCACGGGGTCAGGCGGCGAACGCCTCCGGGTGTTCCGCCTTCCACCGGATCCAGACCTTGTCCGGGTACTCGGTGTCAACGTGGTGCACCAGGTCCATCACCTGGTCCAGGCGCAGCGGGCCGGGCGCCTTGTCGTACTCGTGCGGTGTGCCCCGACTGGAGGGCGGACCGGGGACGAACGTGGGTCCGTAGATCCACGACGACTTGCCGTAGCCCCAGTCGTCGGGCCCGTACTTGATGAACACGGTGGCGCTGTTGCAGTCGACGTCCAGCGGCCGGGCGTCCAACCGGGTCATGTCGTAGCCGTGCACGGTCTGCCAGTAGTGCCGGTGGTAGGCGATGAACGAGAGCAGTTGCTGCACCTCGTGCTCGGTAGGGCGCTCCGCCGAGGCGAACGGCCACGGCGGGTTCCACTGCTCGCCTGTGTCGGCGAGGGTGCCGAGGAAGGCGCCGGTGTAGTGCCACATGGGCCTGAAGGACGTCACCACGGGGATGCGCAGCGCGGTGAGCGGGTCATCCTGGATGGCGTCGTTACCGAACGGCCAGTTGGTGACTGCGGTCATGGGGTTCGTCCTGTCGTGTCGGGCGGTCAGGCGGCGGGCTTGATGACAGCCAACAGGGCACGGAGCTGATCGGTGGTGACCGCGGAGCGGATCTCGTGTTTCACGTTGATTCCGGCCGCCAGCAGCTCCATAAAGAGGTTCGCGCGCTGCTTCATCTCGTCGTACTGCTCGGGCGTGTACAGGCGCTCCCGGGCGCCGTACTGGCTGTCCTCGGTCCCGTCGCGGTGGAAGCGTCCGCTGTACTCGCGGCCGTCCTGCCGGGTCACGTACAGATACTTGCGGCCGATCCTGGCGACGGTGACGGGCTCGTCGCTGCGGTAGCGGTTGCCGGTGGCGAGGATCAGCGGGTCGCCGACCTTGACGTCGGGGAGTCCGGTGTCGGCCATGACGGGGTCCTTTCGTGGCGGTGGGTTGAGCGTATGGCGGGGGTCAAACGGCGGAGCGGTTCAGGCGGTCGGCGAGCTGGCGGGCGCCAACACGGACGAGACCCGTCCAGGTCGCACCGGTCTTGGTGTCGACGACGTACCAACCAGAGCGGGCCTTCATGACCTGGTAACGGCGGCGGATCGTGGGCACGGCGGGTTCCTCTCAGGCGGCGAGCAGCATGCGGGCTGCGAGCTGGTGGTAGCAGCGAGCGCCCTTGAGGCCGGCGGGGCAGGTGCAGCCGGTGGGGGCGGTCTTGTAGGTCTCGGTGCCGTCGGTGCTGACGGCGATGAACACCACCGACTTCAGCGGGATGATCGCGCCGTCCTCGATCAGCTCACGGGCGCTGGCGATCTGGTGGGCCTTGTAGTCGGTGAGCTGGACGGCGGCGCGGCGGATGTGGCGGGCGCAGGTGGGGCCGTATCCGGTGGCCTGCGAGCGGGCGGTACGGAGAGGGCGACCGCAGCGGAGGCAGTGGGTGTGGGTGGTGTTCTGCATTGCGGCCCCCTCTGATGATGCTGTCCACCCTGTTCACGGGTGGCTTGCCACCTTCAATATGGCACACCCTTTGACGGGTGGCAAGCCACCTGGGAGGATTCCTCCATGGCCAACGCCCACAAGCACCGACAGCGCGTCATCCGAGGCGCCGATGACCAACTCTGGGAAGACCTCGACGCCGCAACCAAGGCAGCTGGCACCGACCGGTCCGCCGTCACCCGCCAGTTCTGGGAGTGGTACGTCGGCCGCGACGGCGCACGCGTACCGGAGCGCCCGGCGAGCAGCGAGGAGACCAGCGCATGAGCGAGCCGCAATTCCGTTATCCGCGGCCAGACCAGCCAGACGCGCCCATCGTCTACATCGACTGGCACGTCGCGTCCCGGTCGGAGGAGGAGTACAGCGGGTGGACTTCGCCGCTGGACGCCGGATGGTGGGATGGCGCGCAGCCAGAGGAGCGTGAGGCCGCCCTTGAGAAGCTGCGGGCGAGCGTTGCCGAGATGGCCACCGAAGATGCCGGGCGGCCCATCGGGGTGGGCGAGGTCAGCTACACGGTGCACCGGAGTGGCGCGGGCCCGGTGCGCCCGGATGAGGAGCCCACGTGATCACCCTCGCCCGCGTCGTCTGCACCCTCTCCTGCGTCCCCTCCCAATGGGACGCCTGGGACACCGACGGCCGCTACTACTACCTCCGCTACCGCTTCGGACGCGGCACCGTCGACACCTACGACGACCCCGACTCCGACACCTGGACCGTCATCCCCGACGGGCACATCGCACAGTTCCACGACGAGGACGACCCGTGGTCGGGCGATATCGAACTGGACGAGTTCCTCGACCGAACCGGGATGACGCTCGCGCCCGGAGCGACGGTCGTGTCCCACGAGGAGTACCTGCGACTGGCACGGCAGACGTCCGCAGACATCAAGACGCTGCGCCGCCAGTTGGGGCGAGACGCGCCCACCGCATGACGACGGCCCCGCCCGGACGAACTCCGGAGCGGGGCCGCTGTACGCCTGGGGTCAGTACTCGCCCGTCGCCCGCAACTCCTCCTTCACCTGCCCCTCGTGCTTCGGGCAGTACACCTTCACGCCCATCACCAGCAGCTGGTACGCCTCGGGCTTCTTCGTCCCCCAGTCCGTCCCGTAGGGGTACAAGCCGCCCTCGTTGAACAGCCAGTCGACGCTGTGCCCCTCGTTCAGGGCCGTGCACCACTCGCTCGGGAAGTCGGCCAGCTCGTCATCGGACGGCGGCTTCTCGATCCAGCTCTTGAAGCCGGCTGCGCGGGCGGCCGTCAGGAACGTTTCCTTCTTGTCCACGGTCTTGGACGGGCTGGGCTTCGCATCGGCCGTGTCGCTGGAGTTGGAGCAGCCGGCGAGTGCGAGCCCTGCGGCAAGCAGGACGGCAACGGTAGTTGCGTGGCGGCGCATTGGTTTCCCCCCGAAGTGGTGGTGAGCGTTCCGCCGCATCATCCGTCGTTGTGTGGGCCGCGTGAAGGCGCCGTCACTGATCTGTGACCCTGAACCACGCGAACCAGTAGCCGCCCTCTTCTGGTAACGGCACACTGACCTGCATGGCGATCAGGTACGGAGTCCAAGCCGACACCCGCGACGAATGCATGCGCGCGCTCACCGAGCTGTGCGAGCGGCTCGGCGCCCGGCCGGCCACCCCACCGACGGACACGTTCGGGAACGGCTGGCTCGCCCGCGCCGTACCAGCCGACCCGGCCGCCGCGGAGCTGGACCCGGGACAGCAGTGACCCCCGCCAGGACGGGGGTTGCCTAACGGGGGTCGACCAGGGGCGCAACCGTGGCCCTCACCAACGGGTGCACGAACAGTCTCGCAGGGCTGTCAACTACCGCTTCTGGAAGTCGCGCCACAGGCCGCGGAGGACGAGTACGCAGATCGTCAGCGCGACCACGGCCAACGCCAGAACGGCGGCGAGGATCGCGAACCCGAACACCACGAACGCGATCGCCACGACCAGCACCGTCAACGCCAGCACACCCAAGCAGCCACCCGCGATGTACGCCCCCCACGGATGCTGCTTGATCGGCTCCAGCGGGTACGGCTGCGCAGGCTGGTACGCGTACGGGACAGGCGGCGCGTACATGGGGCGGCCGGCCATGTCGTAGCCGATCTGCACCGGCTCCTGGGGGGCCGGCGGGTGCGGGTTCACTGGTCCTCCTTGGGCAGGTAGTAGCGCTCGGAGCGGCCGTCACGGCGGGAGAGGACGCCGTGTCGGGTCCATTCCTCGATGGCACGCATGGCGGTGTCGCGGCTGATCCCTGCGGCCTGCGCGAGCTCCTTCTTCGTCGCGCCGTTCGGCATGCCGGTGAACACCCGGTACAGGTCTGGCCATTGGTCGCGGCCGACCTGGCGTCCGTCGGGGAAGCGGAGCGGAGCGAACTGCTCCACCCAGGGTTCATCGGTGAGTGCGGGCTGGGGTTCGGTGTCGCGGACGTCGGTGTAGTAGAAGCCGACCTCGGCGGCGATGTCCTCGTCGGAGACGTATTCGGCGCGGTACACGCGCGGGGTGTCGTGCTCGGGGGTCTGGGCGAGGAACTTGCCGGGCAGGTCGAGCTGCTCGGGCCGCCAGCCCTTGGACTGGCAGCCGGCGCCGAAGATGAACGGGGCGTGCCCGGCCTCGCCGGCGCGGGTGCTGATGCGGTTGGCGTAGTTACCGCGGGCGTCCGTGCTGCCGCCGAAGACCTTCCGGGAGGGCTGCTGGGTGGCGGAGACGAACTGGATGGCGAGGAACCGTGCGATGGCCAGCAGCGACTCGTACAGCTTGGCGAGCTCCTCATCCTGGCGGACCAGCTCAGCCAGCTCATCCGTCACCACGAAGATCGCCTTACCGTGTTCGCCCGGCACCCACTTCCGGACCGGTCCCCGTCCCTCGGCCATCGCCTTCCGGGACAGCTCGGCGAGGATCGCGCCGCGCCGGTCGCACTCGCTGCGGATGAACTCCAGCAGTCCGCGTGCCTGCTCCGCATTGGTCGCGAGTGCTTCCATGCGGCCACGCCACGGTCCCAACTCTGGGGCGCCGGGCTTCATGTCGATGCCGTACAGGTCGACGTCTTCGCACCGGTTGAGCCGCTTCAGGATCAGGTTGACGATGCCGGACTTCCCCCAGTCGGAGGCGCCGGCCACGAGGGTATGCCTGTAAAGGAGGCGGAGCAGGAACGCCTCGCCGTCCTCGTCACGGCCGAGGAGCACCGGTTCACGGCAGGTGGTGACGCCAGTGTCCGTCACGGTGAGTGTGGTCGCGAGTGCGTCCGACATGGCGACCTTCACGATCAGGTCGTTGGGCTCCGGGCCTTCGGCGAGGGTGAGCCGGCCGGGCGCGCCCATGTTCGCCTGGAGCTGCCCGGCCCGCTTCACGAGGGCGGCGGGCGCGGTGTTCCGGCCGGGCGGGGTCTTGAGGATGCACGACCATGAGCCGTCCGGTCCGCGGTGGAACGCGTGGACGGCGAGGGGGACGGCGCCGGTGAGGGCGTGGAACCCGCGGCGCAGCGCGGTCTCCTCCGGGCTGGCGCCGGTGAGGCCGGGATCCGCGGCCTCCAGGCCGAGCGCCTCGGGCACGGCCCCCTTCGCCTTGACCGTGTCGACGTGGAGCTTCATGCGGGCGTTCCGCTGGCCGGCGAGCCAGGGCCCGTACACGCCGTATGCCGCGCCCGTGCTGAGCACCCACGCGGTCGCGGTCGGCCACGACACCCCGGCGGCTACCGCGGTGGTGATGTCGGCCAGGGCGATGAACCCGGCCGCGCCGACGTGGGTGACGAGCTGGTTCTTGTGGCGCAGGCCGAGGACCGCGCCGGCTCCGGAGCCGGCGGCGAGAGCACCGTAGGCGAGGGCCGGGCCTATGCCGTCCTGGGCGAGGCCGAGGATCGTGAGGGTGGTGGTGCCGCCTGTGGGGGCGAGTTCGTAGCGGCGGCGGGACACCCACCGGCCGACCTGGGTGGCGCAGTGGAGGCAGCGTGCCCACGCGCGTGACGACGACGATGACGACGACGGCCGGGAGGGCTGTGACCAGGGGATCTTGTAGGTCGTCGGCGTCGTCGGCTCCCCCGTCATCGTCATCGGGATCGGCGTGTACACCTGGTTCGGGGTGCTCATGAGAGGGCCTTCGCGGTGATGAGGATGCCCTGGCTGCTGGTGGTCAGGAACCAGAGGGCGACGTCGATGACCTTGCGTGCGGCGCGCAGGGTGAGGATCACGGTGGCGGCGATGACCAGCACGGATGCGCCCACGGTGCGGGTGACGGGGCTGCTGGTGGCGTGGGCGAGGGTGGCTACGACCGCCACGTAAACCGCTGCGGCGGCGACCGCGGAGTGGGCCCAGCTCGCCGTCATGGTGGCGGCGAGGAGGCCGGCGGCGGTGATGAGGAGGAGTGTGGGCTTGGTCATGCGTAGCCGCCTTCCATCTTGCGGCGCTCGCGGCGGACGGCTGCGGCGACGCTGTCCTTGTTGGCGTCGGGGCGCTGGGCGAGCACGTTCCGGACGGCGGTGGCGTTGTTCGGGGTGAGGGCGATCTGTTCGCGAACGAGGTCGGCGATGCTCGGGGGTTCGGTGTTCGGGGTGATCGTGTTCGTGTTCGGCTGTTCGTGTTCGGGAACCGTGTTCGTGCTGGTGAATGCCTTGTTCGCGACGTGTTCGCGGACAGTGTTCGGGTTGCTCGGGGTGGTGTTCGCGAGCGGGTTCGGGGTGCTCGCGAACTGCTCGGCATCGGGTTCGGCCGGCGTGTTCGCGAGGGGAGTGTTCGGGTCGGGCAGGGTGTTCGCGGTGAGGGCGAGCGGGGCGCGGCGCCGGAGTTCGGCGTGCTTCTCCATCCGCTCGACGGTGATCTCGAAGTCCGTTTCGTCGCGGGCGAGGACGATGCGGCCCTCGTCGCGGATGCGGGCGATCTCGGCGTTAGCACGCTCGTGGTTGAGACGGCCGGTGTAGGACGCGTCCCGGATGACGGCGTCGATCTCGGCCTGCTGCTCGGGGGTGAGTGCGGTGGGGTCCTTCATCGCTTCGAGGGCGAACGCCCACACGATCTTCCCGACGAGAACGACGAACGGACCGGCGATCGCCTGCGCCCGGCCGCCGGCCTGGTCGCCGTGGACGACGAGGAGGTAGGCGACGCCGCCGGCGATGCCCCAGCCGGCCGCGGTGGCGGCCCACGCTCTGCCGAGGATGGCCACGCCTCGGTACTCGGCCCAGAGGACGGTGATCCAGCCGATGTCTCCTGCGAGGGCGACAGACAGGCCGAACCTTCCGGAGCGCATGAGGTCGGTGATGGCGTAGCCGGACCAGATGAGGGACAGGACGGCGAGGGCGATGGCGCCGTACAGGATGGGCGGCTTGTCATGAAGGGGGTTCTTCGGGGCTTTCACTTCGGGCTCCTGGTGCGGCGGCGGCGGGGTGTGCGCCAGGCGTAGATGGCGGCAGCGGTGGCGGTGAGGGCGGGCCAGGGTTGGCTGGTGGCGGCGGCGAGGAGGGCGCAGGCGGTGAAGCCCCATCTGGCGAGTGGGCTGTGGAAGGGGCGTCGCATGCGGGTCTCCTCTCTGGGCGGGGGTGGCTGGTCGGATCTCCAGGGCGGGCGTCCCGTGTGGGGACGTCCGCCGTGGGCTACCGATCAGCTCTCGTCGTCGTTGGTCGGTTGCGGCGGGAGGCTCATGGAGAAGGTGACGGTGTAGTCGCCGTCGTTCTCGACTTCGATCTGGCTGCCGGTGTCCGGGTTGGTGGGCATCAGGCTTCCTCTCGGGTTATGGGTGCCGGGCTGGCGGGACGAGGGGGTTCGGTTGGCCGCCAGCCCGGCGGTCTGTGGGGATCAGGCGTGCTTCGGGCGCCAGGTGCCGTTGTTGACGTCGTTCAGTTCGTCCAGGGCCTCGTCGGCGGCGGCGCCCATGCGGTTGGCGGCGCCGTACTGGCCGGCGGCCTTCAGCTCGCGTTGGGCCCCGCGGGCGGCGACGATGTCGGACTTGATCTCGTTCTTCAGCTGGGTGTCGGAGACGGTGCCGCGGGCGAAGAAGTGGCGTGCGCCGGCCATGACTGCTCCTACGGGTTGTGGTGGGTGGGGGGTTACTGCTCGGTGTCGAAGTCGCCGGGCTCCCAGATCTGTCGGCAGTCGGGGCCGTCCCAGTCCTCGTCTTGCGAGGAGTCGGCGGGTTGCGGGGCCGGCTCGGGGGCGCGCCTGGAGAGGAAGCGCATCAGCGTTGCCTGGCTTCCTGCGCGGCGAGGGCCTGGCGGACGTCGGCGGCTTGGGCGTAGTCGCGGGCGCAGGCGTCGATGGTGGCCGGCTCGGCGAGGATGCGGTTCGGTTGCGGCGTGAGCGGCGGGGTGGGCGGTTGGGGTTGGGCGTGGGTACGCTCTTGCACGGTCATTCCTCCTGGTAGGCAGGCGGGGTGACTGGCCCCGGTCGGTGTGTGAGAGCCCGACCGGGGCCGTTCTGTTGGTGCCGTTCGACCGTAGCGAGAAGTGTGGACAATGTCCACTCTTCTTCGAGAGGATGTCCCCATGACCCCATCCCCCGACAGGCAGGAGCCGGAGAGGATGACCATCCCCAGGCTCGCCGAGCGGGTAGGCCGCAGCCGCACGCTGCTCCACCGGCTCGCCGCCAACCCGGCCGAGGGGTGGCCAGAGCCCACCTACCGGCCAGGAAGCACGCGTCCCGAGTACGACGTCGCATGGTTCGACGAGTACTGGGCGCGGCGACAGGCCGGGATCAGGCAGGGCAAGCGGACCGACCTCGCGAAGAAGAAGCAGGGAGAACCAGCGGTGATCGAAGGCCAGATGGGGACGCAGCCCCTGAACGGGAGCGATGCGCGCGCGATTCTGCGGATCGTGTGGAAGTGGATCGAGGACGCGAACGACGGGCTCGGCTCGGACGTCGGGGACTTGCAGCACGAGCTGGAGTCGGCCGGGTACGGGCCGCTGGAGGAGTCGTCGGATGGATGAGCTGGTGCAGTTCCTACGCGACCGGCTGGACGAGGACGAGCAGACGGCGCGGGCCGCCGCGCCCGGTCCGTGGCGGCAGGACGAGCCCGAACGACGCGACTTCGTACGGTCAGCCGGGGACGGCTACGTGGTCGACTGCTCTGGCAGCCGCACGCCTCGGGAGAACGCGGAGCACGTTGCTCGTCATGATCCGGCGCGTGTCCTGCGCGACATCGAAGCCCGACGCGCGCTGCTCGCTGAGCACGAACTGGTCCCTTCCAACCAGGGTGCGTTGGGGTGCGCGGTCTGTGTCGCGACCCCATCGTGGGGGCTGGAGGTAGTGAGCGGTCCGTGCACCACGCTGCGCCTGCTCGCCTCGGTTCACGCCGATCACCCGGACTACCGCGAGGAGTGGCGGCCGTAGCCGCGCCCCGCGCGTACGAGAGCCCCCCGAGACCTGGACTCGGGGGGCTCGTCGTTGTCCTCCGCCCCGAGCCTTCCCAGGCTGAGAGCAACTGTCCGGGCGCGAGCAGCTGGTCCGCCCGGCAGCACTCCCAGGATCACACCGGTGTCAAGCAACCCTCGTCCGGCCCAGCCCGGCGCGCCGCTGTCAGTGGGGTGCGGGAGGCTGGCGTCATGCCTGTGGTGATCGTGTACCCGCCTGATGAGCAGGGTGGCCGGCGTGTCCGGATCGACGGCGAGATCGCCGGGCGCGCGTTCGACCTCGGCGACCTGGTGGAGTTCCTGCGCCGGGCCGGCCTGGAGGGTGTGGACGATGTGGATGTGGTGCGCGCGGACTGGATCGAGTGGCGGGGCGGCGGGCCACTCGTCTGGGAACACTGATCAGTCGCGGTAGAACGGGGATGCCACGCACCGGACCATCGTGCAAACCACCTTCGCGTCGGCGGCCGGCTGGTCGGGTGGGGCGGCGAGGCGGAGGCTAAAGCAACCGCAGTCGGGGCACGGTTCGGACGGGCCTGGCTCGGTGGCTTCGATCCACTCGCCGAACGGTTGGGGCATGGGCCAGCGCTCGCGGTTGGTCTGCTTCCGTTTGGCCTGCCACTGCTTGAGGCCGGTGATGATCTGGTCGTCGGTGAGCTGGTCGGTTTCAGGGTCGCGGCGGACGATGGCGATGTACCGGGAGCCGTCGTCGTAGTCGCGGCTGACGAGCCGGTGGTCGCCGTTTTCGGTCATGGCTGGTTTCCCTCCCCTTGGGGGTGAGGGTTCAGGGTGCGCCGGGTGATCGCGAGGGTCAAGGGTGCATACATCTACCGATTGGCCGCACGACGGCGTAGCTTTGGTGGCCCCGCGAAGGGGCGCCCTTCGAGGCACCTTGGCCCGCCGGCTGGAGGGGTACCAGTCGGCGGGCCGTCCTGTGTCCGGAACGCGCGAGCGCCCCGCCGGATGGGCGGGGCGCGGTGATCGGGGCCGGCTACTTCCCGATGTTGATCTTCTCGTTGTCGAGGAGCGCGGTGTGCGTGGCCGCGGTGATGATCATCAGGACGAGGAGCAGACCAGCGAATGGCGAGCCCGCGTCCCCGTCGTTCGGGCTGATCAGGAACGCGATCACGAAGATGGCGACCTCCCCCACCGCGTAGGTGATCGCGAGCCAGGGCTTCACGACGCCCTTCACCGCGGCGACGACGAACGGCACGGCGGCGGCCAGACCGACGCTGACGATGGGTACGAGCGTCCAGATGACCTTGGCGATGGTGGTGTTGAACATGCGGGGCCGGGTGGGCGTGAGCGGCTGGTTGAGGTAGGGGCTGGCCATGGGTTCTCCCGTTGTTGTGGTGGCGTGGAGGAAGTGTGCAGGCGGCGTGCGGTTGGTGCTGGCGTTTCCGCTGGATTGACGCCTACGGGTTACTGGCGTCGGTCGCTCGGGTCGCTGCCGTGGCCGGCGCGGGCTGGTCGAGGGCTTGGATGGTGGGGCAAGGCCAGGGCACGCCGTGGCTTCCGGTGCATTCGTCGCAGAGTCCGTACTCCTCGCGGTGCAGGTCGCGGACGCGGGTGATGGCGGCCTCGGCGCGCTTGGCCCGCTGTCGCTGGTCTGCGGCGGACTGGCGGGCGCGCTTGTGCTGGTCGAACCAGAAGCCTGCACTCTGGCGCTCCTGCTCCCAGTCTTCGACGGTGGGTGCGGCGTCTCCGCGTCCGCAGTGCGGGCAGTAGCCGCGGGCCACGGCACGGAGCGCAGCCAGCTCCGCGTAGAGCTGGTCGAGTTCGGTGTCGGTGATCGTGGACGCCGTCTTGCGGTCGGTCATGCGGGCTGCTCCTGCCTGGCTGCTTGGCGTGCGGTGTCGCGGGCGCCGGCGATGAACTCTTCGAGGTGGTCGACGGGGATACGGACGGGGACTCTGGCGTAGCGGCTGCGGGCCCAGATGGTGACGACGGACTGGCCGTCGAGGTCGGTTTCGGGGGTGAGTTCGATCTCGTGGCCGTCAGCGTCGCGGTAGCGGTACGTCACTGGTGCTCCTCGGTGACGTGCCGGTCGCGGGCGCGTTCGGCGGACTGCTGGCTGGTGTGGTCGAGGGAGAGCCAGCCGTCGCAGGTGTCGGTGCCCCAGCAGCGGAACACCCAGGCGGGGTCTCCTCGGTCGGTGCGGTAGGGGGCGATGACGAGCACGCTGTCGACGGGCGTGGTGGTGGCGCTGGTGGTCTGCTCGGTCATGTGCTGCTCCTGGTGGTGGGCGGGTTGCTGGCTACTGCTGGGTGGTCAGGCGGTCCACTTCGGGTAGAGGCCCAGGGCGTGGCGGACGCCGTCGTATCGCTCGTTGGCGTCAGTGGTGCGCTGGATCTGGAAGTCGATGGGCAGCCCGGTGCGCTGGCGGCCGAGTTCGGAGATGGCGGCGCAGATCAGGGCCCACTTGCCGTCGCAGCGGCTGGGCTTCATGTGGTCGGGGAAGAGGGCGTCGAACTCCTGGTCGGGGAGCATGAGGCGGACGTCGACGTCTCGCCACTGCTTGCCGACGGCTGCTGAGCCGACGAGGTAGGGCAGGTGGCCGAACGCTTGGTCGATCTCGCGGCCGAATGCGTTGAGGTGGAGCAGGGCGGGCATGCCGACGCCAGCGGCTCCGGTGGTGCGCGGTTTGGCGGGGGGCGGGTTGTCGCTCATGGTTCTCCTCGGTGCGGGGCTGTGCGCCTCTGTGAGGCTCTGGGGTGGGGTTCGGCGTTGCGTGAGCCGTGCGGCGGGCTGTGAGGCCGTCAGACGCCCGCTCAGGCCCCTCTGTGGGGGCCGCGCTGCCTCACGCGGCCCCGGCAGGCTCAGTCCGTGTCGGGCCGCCCGGACCGCACCACGACGGTGGGCTGCCACCGACCGCAGACGCAGCGGGGCACGGTGCAGCCGACGTCGTTCCGGTGCCAGTTCAGGGTGTGGTCGCAGGCGTCGCACGGCGTGGAGAGGAGCGCGGCGGCCTTGCCGTCCTGTGCCGGGTCCTGCCGCGCCTCGCGGACGTACTGCGGGCAGTCGCGGTAGTGCCCGGCCGGACGGAACGCCTCACCTGCTGCGGCGCAGGTGCAGTCGTCGGTGGGCCCGTCCTGCTGCGCCTCGCCAGCCAGACGACGCAGCTCGGCCTCGGCGTGGTCCAGGGCGTTGTTGTAGCCGCGCACGTGCTCGTCGGGGTCGGGGTCCTCGGCGCCGATCCGCATCTGCGCGAGGCTGTCAGCGGCCTCGTGTAGGACGGCGGTCCGGTCGGTGACCAGGGCGCGCACGACCTCGACGTGGCGGGCGTGCTCAAGGTGGTACTTCTGCCGCCACCGCTCGACCTCGGCGGTCTGCTGGTCGGGCGCGGGCAGCACGGCCAGGACCGCGTCGGCCTCCCCGTAGTGGTGCTCGCTCGGCGTGTCCCGGCCGGAGAGTCCGGCGTTCCAGTCGTAGCGCACCAACGCCCGGGCGATCCGCTCCCGCAGCGTGTCCCGGTCGGTGGCGGGCGCCGGGCCAGCAGGAGTGGTGGCGCGGGCCTCGGTTCGGAGTTCGACGGCGGTCTCCAGGTCGGTGATCAGGGACCGCACCCGGTCGGCATCCCAGGCAGGCAGCAGGCTGAGGCATTCGTGGACGGCTCGGCGGGCTTCCGCTACGAGCACGTCGGCGGTCGGTTCGGTGTCGGTCACGGTCACTCCTGGTGGCTGGTGCGGGCGGGCGGGCGTGGTGTGGGAGGCTGGGGCCGGCCTGGGCGCGGTAACGACGCGCCCAGACCGCCTTGCGTGGGGTGTGGTCACGGCCGGCCGAGGCGCTTGCGGCCGACGTCGGTGACGGTCACGCGCTCGCCGCCGATGCTGGACACGCGCTCGGTGCGGATGTAGCCGGCCTTCTCCAGCGCGACCCAGATGCCGATGGACGCTCGGTGTCCGTCGCGGGAGGCGACCCGCCAGACGCGACGCAGACCGTCGTCGTAGACCAGCGATCCGTCGTGCTTGGCGATCTCCCGCAGGAGGCGCAGCGCGGTCGCCCCGTCGGCAGACGGCTTCGGCCGGGCCTTCTTCCGGGCCTGTTCCGCCTTGTGCTTCTCCTCCAGTTCGGCGGCCAGCTTCCGGCCGGCCTCGGTGATGCGCACCGGCGCCTCGTCGTTGCCGCCGTCGTCCACCAGGCCGTGCCCGGTGAGCGGGTAGAACGTGCGGGCGTTGTAGACGCTGTACGTGTTCGGGTGGAGGTACCGGGCGCGGGGGGCGTGCCGGAACTGGACGCCGGCGCCTGTGTCGTACTTCGCGATCTCCCGCAGCAGCTTCTGCGAGGCGGGGCTGAGGTCGGTCACGTTGCTGCTCCTGGTGGTTGGTGTGGGTGTGGTCACGGCCGGGCGGCGGCAGACACGGCGGCGCGGAGGTTCTCGATGGCGCGCGCCTCGTCGGCAGCGGCGGCACGGAGCGACTGGCAGGCAGCGCGCAGTCGGGCAGAGCGGTCCTCGCTGCGGGCAATCAGCCACTCGGCTGCGGTCTCGGGGCCGTATCGGATGATCTGGTCGGCCGGCTGCCGCAGCAGCCACGCGGTGCGGGCCGCGTCCTCCTCGATGGCGTCGAGGTCGAGCTGCGGGTCGTGTGGCATGAGGTCTCCAGAGGTGTGAGGGCGGGCGGTCAGGCGGAGGCTGCGCGGAGCTGGTCGAGGGTCTTCACGTCGCCGACGGCGAGCGCCCACCGGATCATCCGCAGCGCGTCCTCGGCGGGCAGCTGGCCGGCCTCCCACTGGTCGATGACCTGCTCGGCGAGGTCGCGCTTCGCGGCGATGTGGTCGGCGCTGCGCTTGTAGTGGCCGCGGGCCTGGTCGGCTTCGCGGGCTTCGTCGCGGTAGGCGCCGATCTGGTTGTCGACGGCGTTCCAGAGGGCGGTGACGATGCTGTTGGCGATGTCGTCGGCGTGGGTGGAGACCTCGTTGGCGACTTCGTCTTCGAGGGTGCGGCGGAACTGGTCGGCGGTCTGGGTCACGGTGTGCTCCTTCGTGGTTGGGGTTGTGGTGTGCGGGGGCCTACGCGGCCGTCTGGCGGGCGTTGATGGTGGGGGTGGGGTGTTGGGTGTCCGCTGCTCTGTTGGGCCGGGAGGCGGGCGTGTGGGGCTTGTAGGTCCAGCCGTTGAGGGCGAGGCCGAGGTCGTCCCAGTGCCGGGCTTGCTCGGCGGGGGTCCAGGGTTCGTGGGCGGGCTTGGCGGGGGGTCGGGGGGGGATGGCCTCGGCGAGGAGGCGTTCGAGGGGGCTCACCGCGGGCTCTCCTCGTCGGTGAAGAGGCTGGGCTGCTGCTTCATGCCGCCGCGGGCTTCCCACTGCTGCCGGTACTGCTCGCGCGGGGTGGAGCACTCCTGCCGGGCGTGGAAGACCGCGCTGTTCTCGGGGAGGTCGGGCCGCCACAGGTTGGGGCCGGGGAAGCGGGTGGCCTGCTGGCGGGAGGTGATGAACTCGCCGCAGCCGAGGCAGTGGCCGAGCGGGATGTCCATGAGGACGTCGGCGCGGGCTGCCTGCTGGTCGGCTTCTCGTTCGGCGAGCTCGTGCGAGCAGGGTGGGAGTTCGCCGCATGCGGAGCAGATCGCGTAGTGCTCGGGCAGGACGTCCCAGGAGTGGTTCGCCGGGCCGATGAGGTGGACCGGCTTCTCGTGGGACTTGCCGTCGGGCTGGAGCACGAAGACGTAGGGCCGTCCGGTCCAGGTGGTTTTCTCGGGCCGGTCGCCTCGCCGGCCGCCGATCTCCCACTGTTCGATGGCGGTGGCGTACCGCTGCTCGTGCTTCTCGCCCCACAGGTCCAGCGGGCGTTCGGCGAGCTCGACAACGCGGTGGGGCCGGCGGTCCCAGATGACGAGGACGCCGGGCTTGAGTTGGACGTAGTTGGCGAGGATCTGCTTGTCGTGGATGCGCTGTTCCTGGCGTCGCATCGCAGAGGAGTGTTCGCCGATGCGGTTGATCGAGGTGCGGGGCGGGTGGATGCCACCTCGCTTCGTGGGCTGCCTCACGTACCAGCGGCTCATGCGGCGGTTTCCTTGGCTTCGGTGGTGCGGCGGTCGTGGACGGTGGTGCGGGCGCGGCCGAGGTCGTGGCAGGGGGTGCCGGGTGCGGTCTGGCATTCGGGGCAGACGGCGGTCTGCTGTGCCCAGGTGCTGACGCGTTGGGGGTGGGGTTCGGGGAGTAGTCGGCCGGTGGTGCGGAGGGTGCAGGGTTTGCCTGCGGGGGCGTGGCAGTGGGGGCAGGCGACCTGACGGGCGGGGTGGGCGGCGGTGCTGTGGATGAGGGCGCGGAGTTGGGCGGGCATGGGGGCGCCGGGCTTGCGGGCGGTCACGCGGCCACCTGCTTCCGGGCCGCGTCGTACAGGTGGATGCCTCGCACGATCGCGTGGCACTGCCACAGGTACTGCCAGTGGTACTCGTCGAACTTCAGCTCCCACTCATCGGGGAAGCGGAGCCGCGCGTCGCCGTGGCTGAACTGGGCGACGGCGTAGCGGGCCGTCTCCTCGTACTCGGTGCTGTACTCGTCGGAGTGGAGGATCTGCTTCCCGACGGCCTCGACCGTGCCCGGGTGGCGGGACTCCAGCGCGGCGGCCTCCTCGACCAGCCAGGCCCGGAACTTCTGCTCCGACCAGTCCTTCACCTGACCCGCGCGGACCTTCTCTTCCCAGTAGCCCGGGTTAATGTGCTTGCCCGCCCGGCTGTCGCGGAAGAGGACGAACATGTCCTCGGTGTCCTCGCCGAACCGGCAGAAGTGGTAGCTGCCGTGGGAGCCGTTGACGATCAGGTTGTACGGCCAGGTGATCAGGTCCCACCAGTAGAGGGAGTCCTCTGTGCTGGCGAACCGGATATGCCGGTACAGGCCCTGGTCGAGACGGATCTCCATCACGTTGGTGGTGGTCTCGCGGGCGAAGCGGGCGGCGATCTGGTCGGCGTTCATGCGGTCTCCTCGGTGAGGTGGCGGGCGGCGTTCTTGCGGCGCTGTTCTTCGGCGTCCGGGTCGTGCTGGCGGCCGTGGGCGGCGGCTTCGCGGGCCTCGTGGGGGTCGCGCTCTCTGCCTCGGTTCGTGCGGCAGGGCCGGCCGATCGCGGCGTGGCAGGTGGGGCATTCGCGGCCGAGCGGTCCGGGTCGGCGGACGGGGGTCACGGGTTCGTCGTGGTCGGGGGGTTTGGGGATGGAGTCGGCGAGGCTCTTGACGAGCTCGGCGACGGGCCGGGCAGGGAGGGCGGGCCGGTCTATGACCGGGGGGCGGTGGCCGTCGCCAGTGGCGGCGAGCTGGGCGCGGTAGTTGGCGATGTAGTTCGGGTCGCGGTCGCCGGGCGGGGGCTCGTAGCGGAAGTCGTGGGTGCGTTCGGCGCGGAGTTTGCTGATCTCGTCGGCGATCTCGGCGGGGGCGACGAACGGCTGTCGTTTTGCGACGCGGGCGGCGGCTTGTCGGGCGTCGTTGAGGGTGTACGCGCTGAGGACGTCGGCCCAGGCGTCGGGGGTGAACTCGTCGAACTTCTGCTGGGGGCAGAGGGCGCGGACGTAGCGGCAGAGCACGGCTGCTTCTTGGCTGTTCATGCGGTTCCTTCCTGGGACTGGTGGGCGGCGGCTTCGTCGCGGGCTCGGGCGCGGGCCATGGCGCGTTCGAACCAGGCGTCGGTCTCTGCCTGCTGGGCTTGCTGGCGGCCGGCGAAGGGGATGACGTCGGCACCGGGGGCGGCTCTGCGGAGGTTGGAGAAGGCGAACTGGAGGGTGTTCGCGGTGACCGGCTTGCTGGTCTCTCCGAGGAGTTCCACGGCCTTCCACAGCTCGTCCGGGTCGGTGCCGTTGGCGAGGGCGTCGGCGATGACCTGGCGGACCTGGCGCTGCTTGTAGGCGTTGCCGGTGCGGAAGCGGTCGAGGAAGGCGTCGGTCATCCGGTCGGCGATGTGCCTCTCGCCCGTCTGCACGATGGCGGGGCTGCCGGAGTCCGAGTGGGGGGTAGGGGGGGTTCCCTTCCCTTCCCTGTTCCCTTCCTTTCCTTTCCCTTCCGTCAGTGAATGGTTCAGTGAAGAAAACTCACCGTCGGTAGCACTGACGTCCGCCGAGATCCACAGAGCGTCAGATTCATTCACTGAATGGTTCAGTGAATCGCTCACCGCAGAGTCGTGCGTGTTCACGGAGCGGTTCAGTGCGTCGTTCACTGAGTCGTCAATGCCAGCGAGCGAGTGCGGCGGGATGAACTCGTCTCCGTCCGACTGGTCCCGACGGCTCTGGTGGCAAGCCTGGTGCGTTGCGCGGACGTTTGACGGGTGGTCGGTGCCGCCGGCCGTCTGGGGGCGGATGTGGTCGATGGACAGGTTGTGCGCGTCGTTGATTACGGGAAGTCGCGGGATGGGCAGGCCGCACAGCTGGCACGTCCAGCCGTCGCGGCGGGCGTACATCTCGCGGACCTTGTAGTTGCCCAGGCCGGGCGGGGGCAGCTTGCTCTTCTGCGGTCGGTTGATCTTCTGGTGCTTGCGGAAGTTCACGACCACGGCCATCTGCTGGCGGGCCACGCCTCCGATGTAGGGGAAGACGAGTCCGGCGTTGGCGAGCATGCCCATGAGCGCTTCGACGTGCTTGAGGCTGAGGTCGTCGTCGTACATGAAGGTCTGGGCCTTGATGTACGCGGGGGTCCAGCGGAGGAGTCCCTCGTCGTCGGCCATGTTGAAGGTCGAGATGAAGAGGAGACGCGCATCGCGGGGCAGGAGTCCGACGACCTCGTCCTCCCAGAACTCCGGCTTCACGGTGCGAATGCGTGGCATGCAGGTTCCTTAGGTTTGCGCTGGTCAGGGCATGGATGAGCTGACGCCCGTTATGGATCTCTTGCGCACATCCATGATGCCACATTCATGTGGCCACACGCGAGTGTCGGAAATGAGACAGTGGGGGCGACTTCCGTGAGGCCACCTCGATGTGCGAACATGCAGGCATGCCCGCCACCGAAGAGACCGTCGCTGCCCTGCGAAAGGCAGTGCGCGCGAAGAAGACCGCCGAGGACCGCGCCGAGGCGGCACGCGCCGCGCTGGCCGTCGTCATGGCCGACGCCATAGAGGCGGGCATGAAGCAATCCGAAGTCGTCGCCGTGACCGGGTACACCCGCGAGCACGTCCGCCGGCTGGTGCGCGAGGTCGAGGAACAGCGCGCGAAGTCCGCCGAGTCCTGACACCGTTCCCCTCCTCTTCTCTCCGGGCCCCGCACCGAGCTGGTGCGGGGCTCTGCCGTGTGCGTCAGGCGACGTGTGCGATGAGCAGCCAGGACGGTTCGACCGGGTCCGTGATGCCGAGCGCACGGGCCGCGGCGGCGAGGTTGTGGTCCCAGTCGGCGTACTGGTCGCCCGTGGTCTGGTGCGGGGCGACGACGACGGACGATCCGATCTCCGCCTCGGTGGCCTGCGTGACGAGGTACGTGTCCTCGGCGTCGTAGCGGCCGGCGTGGAGGTAGCCGACGTGGTCGGCCTTGTCGCCGCGCTGCTGACCGTCGAGCGCGCCGAGGGCATCTTCGAGTTCGTTGCTGCTGGTGTCGGGGATCTGGATGCCGTAGGCGAGCCAGGCGGACGGGTAGTAGCCCATGTCGTGTTCTCCTTCGGGGTGGGTGGCGGGTCAGGCGATGCGTCCGGCCTGTGCCGCGCGGGTGCCGCGCCATACGGACACCGCGGACCGCTCACCCGTCGGCCGGCTGGACCGCTCGAACGCGACGTGCTCGATCACCCGGTCGCGGACGAGGGACTGGGTGAAGTTGCCCCAGTCGGCGCGCGGGTTCGGCGGCTCAGGGAGCTGGTGCTCGTCAGCGACCTCGTACACCGTGAACCTGCGGCCCGAGCGCGCGGCGGCCACGAACGCGGGCCGGACCAGGTCGCACCATCTGTGGTAGTCCAAGCCCGGCGCGGGCACGCTGCCGTCCAGGGCCGGCTGTATCGCGGCGGTCATGAGGGTCTCCTCACCGGTAGCGGTAGATCGTGTGGACACTCACGCTGAACTCCGCGGCCAGGGCCTGCGCGGTCTCACCGTCAGCGGTGCGACGACGGACCTCGTCCCGCTGCTGCGGCGTGAGCTTCGGCTTGTCAAACCGGGGGTCGACGCTGCTGCCGAAGTTGTTCCAGCCGCGCTGTGTGTCGGAGGCCTGGAGCGGGCCGCCGTGCCGGATCGTGACTCCGGCGGCGAGGAGCAGGGCGCGGGTGGTCCGGTATGACTGGCCGATCTGGGCGGCGACGTCCTCGATCGTGGCGCCGCGGACGTACATGCGGGCAGCCTGCTCGCGGACGGCGGCGGGGACCTCGGCGGTCATCGGGTGTCCTCCGTGATTCGGGGTCGGGCGGGTAGTCCGGGTGGTGGTTCGGGGAGTCCGCGGGCCCGCCAGGGGCTGTGACGGCTGCACAGCCACCCGGCGGGGTACAAGCGGACCGGGCCCTCATGCGGGGCAGGAATGTCACAGACGGGCTCGACGGGCGCGGGCATCAGGCGGCGTACCGGGCGGCCTTGCGCCGGTTGCCGTGGGTACGGAGCTGGGTCTGGGTCAGGCCGCCCCACACCCCCCACCACTCGCCGTTCGAGAGGGCGAAGTCCTGGCACTGGACGCGGACCGGGCAGCTGAGGCAAACCGTCCTGGCCCGTTGCACGGTGTTCGTGTTGTCCGTGAAGAACATGTCGGGGTCTTCGTTGCGGCAGGCCGCGTCGTCCCGCCAGTGCGTGGCGCGCTCCGTGTCGGGGACGCTGCCGGTGTAGTTGCTCATGCTGCTGCTCCGAAGATCGCGTTGAACTGGTTACGCATGGCCTGGTCCTCGACGTGGTCCGGGCGGACGCACGGCGGCCAGCCGCAGCCGGCGTGAACGTGGCCCTCGGGTTCGCGGCCGTTGGCGATGCGGAAGGCGAGACGGCGGGCGGAGTGTTCGCCGCCCTGGTGCTTGAGGACGGGCTGCACCCCTTCGCGCCAGAACCCGGTCCAGGCGAGGTGCCCGTCGTCGGTGGGTTCGGTGCGGGCGGTCCAGGCGTCTTCCAGGGCTACGGTCGTGCGCTCGTACCGGGGCAGGTCGAGTTCGGCACGGATCCGGGCGACGCGCATCGGGCTGGTGCGCAGGGTCCGGGCGATGTACTTGTCCGAGTGGCCCTCCCGGAGGAGGGCGATGACCTCGGCGCGCGGGGCGTTCGGACGCGGCGCCATCAGGCAGCCACCCCCATTCCCGAGGCGTGCAGCGGGTCTTCGCCGGTGGCGAGTCCGCGGATGACGAGGATGAGCTGGCCGCCCTTGACCTTCTCGCCGAGCCGCATGTCCGGGCCGACGAGCCGGGTGTGGTCGTCGTCGTCCAGCAGGCCGGCGTCTACGAGCCCGTCGATCGCGGCTTTGAAGCTGGGGTACCAGTTCGCGGGGTCGGCGCGGCGGGCGGACGGCGGGCGGAGGATTCCGAGGACGTGCGCACGCTGGAACAGTGGGCCGGGCTTGGCCGCGGCGAGCGCCTGCATGAGCGCGGTGTGCTCGCTGACAGCTTCCATCGCCGCGTCACGCAGCTCCTTGGTGAGCTTGGCCCTGGCGTGGTGGTGCGGGCGCTGGTTGGAGTTCAGCAGTCGCAGCCCGGCCGGGAGGGCGATCGTGTACGTGGTCACTGGTCCCCCTTGTGCTGTTCGTTGCGGACGGCGGTACGGAGCCGGTCGAGTCCGGCCGCGAGCTGCGGATCGGCGGCGATGACCTCGGCGAGGTGGGCGTCGACCTCTTCCCACAGCCGGTCCGGACCGAGGTCGTCACGGCGTGCGCGCCGGCGGCGGACGAGGGCGCTGATGCCGTGGCAGGCGAGAACCGCGGTGAACATGGCGATCGTGGCGGCGGCGAAGATGGCGTACGCCCAGGCGGCGCCGATGACGCGCTGTTCGATGTCGTGCGGGCTCACCGGTCACCCCCGATCAGGTGGCCGTTGGTGCAGCGCAGCACGCTGCCGTGAACGGTGGCCGCGGCCTGCCGGGCGCAGGCCGGGCAGTGGGTCCACTGCTGGACCATGGCGGCGCCGTACTCCCGACGGTGCCGACCCCGTACCGGTGCCGGGCGGACAGCCCACCGCACCGCGGCGGTGCCCAGCACGAGGGCGCCCATGAGGGACGTGGCGCCGATCGTGATCTCCGGGGTCACGACGCCACCCCCGGCGCGGTCTGAAGGGCGGCGAGCTGCTCATGCGCGGCGGCGAGCTCCCGCTCCAGGACGACGTTCGTCCAGTGCAGCGTCAGGCACTGCTCGTCCAGGTGGCGTCGGGCCCTCTCCGACAGGTTCAGCTGCTGCACCAGCCGGGCGTCACCCGTCGCCGGCTGCACCGGGACGGGGGTGTCCGGGTGCTCGTCGCGGTCGTGGGCGAGGCGGGCTTGCAGCCGGGTGACTGCGGCGGTCTTCTCTTCGAGCTGCTGCTCGGCTTCCTGCCGGCGCTTCGACTCACCGGCGAGGATGCGACGCAGATCGTTGTACTTGGCCAGGGTCACGAACATCACTGGCCTCCCTTCCTGGGCTGCGGGATCAGGGGCCAGTCGCCGCGCACCGTCTTGGCGCGGTCTTCCTTGCCGGGGGTGTTGCGGAAGTACTTGGCGAGCGATTCGGCCTGCTCGCGCGCCCACGTGATCTGCTTCTCGTGGAGCTGGTTGAGGGTGGCGTTGCCGATCTTCGAGTGGACGTGGGCGATCCGCCACGCGACTCGGCACGCGGCGACCGCGTCCGCCGCGGCGTCGTGCGCGGCGTCGAGCGGCACCTGGTAGTGGCGGCACAGGTCCGTCAATGTCCGACGACCGGACCGGTACGGGTCGACGTGCTTGTCCAGGACGAACGGGTCCACGACCCGCAGGTCCGTGCCGACGGTGTCGGCGAGGGGCTGCACGCCGTGCCGGCGGGCCTCGCGGTCGAGCATGGTCAGGTCGTAGGTGGCGTTCATCGCGACGACCGGGATGCCGGACAGGACGACCTCGGTCAGTGCGGTGACGACCTGCTCGACGACCTCGGCCGCGGGGCGGCCTTCCTTCCGGGCCCGTTCGGTGGTGATGCCGTGGACTGCGGCGGCCTGCTCGGGGATCTCAACGCCCGGGTCGGCCATCCAGGTGGCTGAAGCTGCGGGCTGTCCGCCGCCGCACTGCACGACGCACGCGGTGACGATCCGGTCCCGCTCGGGGCTGACGCCCGTGGTCTCCAGGTCGAAGCCAGCGAGCCGGCCGAGGTACCAGGGCGGTGCACTGGTGTGGTTCTGCTCCATGAGCTGTGGTCTCCTTGGCGGGTGGCCGCTCCCGCACTGCCCGCGGGAGCGGCCGGTCTGTGTGCGGGCTTAGAACGGGGGTTCGTCGCTGTAGCCGAGCGGGGTGTCGTAGCTGAACGGCTGACCGCCGTTGAGGTCTTCGACCCGGTACTCGACGGCACCGCGGAGATCGAGGCCGATCCGCTTCAGCTCGTCGGTGATACTGCGAGCCCACCTGCGAACCTCAGCGCTCTCGCCGTCGACCAGCGCTTCCGCGACGTGCCCGGCGATGACCGGGATCGCGGCGGCCAGCGTGTCGGCGGGCGTCACGTGCCCGGCGAGGTTCAGGTTCCGCAGCGCGGTTTCGACCGGCGGCGAGTACGGCTTGCCCGGGATGCGCGGGCCGGGCGTCGGCGCGTCACCGTCCACGATTTCGGCGGGCGCGAGCCAGCTCACGGCGTTCCGCCACTCGTTGATATGGGGGCCGTCGCCGACGTACCGGTCCGCGAGCTGGTCGGCAGCGGCGGCAGCCTGCGCGGCGGCGAAGTGCGCCTGTGCGGCCATCAGGTGGAACGCCGAAGCCGTCGGGTCGACCGGTCGGCCTCCCGGCTTGTCGAGGCACTCGGCAGCGCTCAGGTGCTGCTCGCCCTCGCGGTAGTGCTGCGGCCCGTTCATGCGTCACCGCCGGGCTGTGCGACCTCGGGCCAGTTGCCGGAGCCGGCGGGCGGGGCGTCGTCCCACAGGGCGTCCGCGGCCTCGTCGGCGTCCGCCTGAACGTCGATGGCATCCGTCTCGGCGACGGGCTGCTGCGGCGCGGACGCCGGGGCGGTGATGGCGGCCACGGACAGCGGCGCCTTCTGCGGGACCAGCTCGCCGTGGACGAAGTCCCCGAGTTCCTCGGCGACGTACGGCATGCCGTGCAGGACGTCGGAGGCGATCAGCCGGCAGATCTCGCCGGTCGCGCGGGCGACGAGCATGGTGCGGGGCTGCTTCTTCCACTGGTCCTTGCCGAGGAGGCCCAGCCGCTGGGCGCGGGGGATGTCCCACTCGACTTCCTGCCAGGTGTCCTCGTCCTTCCGGAGGCCGCGCATCTTGCAGTACGTGTCGGTGGACTCCACAAGCTGGATCTTGTGACCGTGGGCCTGCACCAGACCGCGCATGGCGTGCGCCCGCAGGGCCGGCGAACCCTGGATCACGTCGATGCTCTTGAGGGTGGCCATCGGCTTCAGCCCCAGCTCGGAGCCGGCAAGGATCGCGGCGGCGATGTCGCCGGGCTTCCCGCGCAGGGAGGCGGGGACGAAGCTCGTGGCGGCGAGCTTGGTGGCCATGTCGTAGGCGAGGCTGGCCTCCTGCGCCCACGCCACCAGGGCGGTGGTCCCGGCGGTCGGCTCGGGTTGCGGGAGGTTCTGCGGCTGGGTGGCGACGGCGGCGGGCTCGTCGCGGTGGGCGATTTCGGTGCTCACTGGAGGTACTCCTCGGCTTGGCGGAGGGTGTCGTAGGAGGGCATGGAGATCGTGGGGATCTCGGTGACGGGGCCGGTCCAGTCGGGCCAGATCCCGGTGCGCTCGCAGTCCGCGTAGAGGCGGAGGGCGCGTTGGTTGCGGGCGCGGCCGATGTCCCGGTCCTGTTGCGCGAGTTCGCGCACAGTGATCAGGTACGGGGCCTGCTTCGACTGGAAGACGAAGACGAACCGGACGTCCTCCGGGTCGAGCGCGGCCCAGATCCCGTCGGTGTAGAGGGCGTCCTGTTGGTGGTACGAGTGGTCGCGGATCGCGCGGGACACGGTGTCCGGGTCAGCCGACTTGATCGTCTTGTAGTCAGCCGCGAGGGCCAGGCCCGGGAGTTCCTTGAGCCAGTCCGGGCGGACCCGGCAGCGCACCCCGGTCTCCCGGTCGGTCCAGAAAATGCTCAGCTCCGCCCGGCCTGTACCCGGCGCGAACAGCGGGCCAGCGATCGGGTGCGCTCGGACTGCGTCGGCCATGGCCTCGGCGACCGCGTAGTCCTTGCTGAGGATCGGAATGCGGCCCTCGGCATATGCGGCGTCGCGCTGCTCTCGGGCGTCGAGGGTGCGCCAGTCCGGGTACTCGATCTCCTCGACTTGGGAGCCCTCGCCGAGCACGAGCTTGTGGGCGACGTGCCCGAAGTCGAACTCCTTCTTCGGTGGGCGGGGGTTGTCCCGGTCGTACTTGAACTGGGCGGGGCAGCCCGGGGCGAGCAGGGCGCGGAGCCCGGACGAGGAGATCGACGTGCGGTCGGCGTGGTACTGCTCGGCGGTCAGGTCGTCCCGGATGACCGGGCCGGCGGCCGGGGCCTGAACCCCGGCGTCGGTCGTGATGGTCACTGGCCTGCCTCCGTGATCGTGTACCAGCGGTCGTCTTCGGGGCCGTGTTCGGTGAGTTGGCCGTGGCGGGCGAGGTACTGGAGGTCGCGGCGGGCTGTGGTTCGGGACGGGCCCCAGCCGTTGGCCCGGTACAGGGCCATGACTTCGCCGGTGCGGACCTCGTGGGGCTGCTGCCGGATGGTGTCGAGGAGCCGGGTGCGGCGCTGCTGGGCGGTGCTCACTGCGCGCCTCCGGGGGTCCAGCCGGGGTAGTCCTCGGGGCAGGCGCACTTGTCGGGGTGAGCGCAGGCCAGCGCGGCGAACGCGGTGTCGACCGGGTCCATCTGGTGTCGGGCTTCGGCGGCGACACCCTCCGCGAGACGCTGCTGTCGGGTGACGAGCGCCGTGATCTCAGGCTGAAGCGCGGTCATCGGGAACCCCCCTGGGTGTGTCCGCAGGCGTTGCAGGTGAATCCGGCGGGCGGCTCGCCCTTGCAGGTCGGGCACTCCGCGGGCTCGGTGAGGAGCTGGATCAGCGTCAGGTTGAGCGCGCGTGCGGCGTGGTCCGCGAAGTCGACGGACATCTCCTTCACGCGGCCGGTCTCGCCGTTGGCGAGCTGGCCACGACTGATGGGGTGTCCCAGCACGGTCATCCGGTCGGCCAGTTCCTGAGCCGAGATCCCTTGGAGCTGGCGCAGCGTCCGCACCTTGGCGAACAGCTCGGCCGACAAGGGTCGGACACTCATGACGCCCTCCGGTCCTGCTGGGCGGGCACGGGGCGGGGGGCGGCGATCTCGGCGAGCCGGTCACGGAGCCGGCCGACCTGCGCGCCGTACACGGGGATCAGGCCGTCGCCCGCGTACTCGGCGAGCATCTGGACCATCCGCTCGTCGAACTCGTGCCGGGCGTGGGAGTCGCGGCCCTGGTGGACGGCCGACCTGAGCAGCTCGGCCATGTCCTTCAGTTCGTCGACCAGGCCCTCGGGGTCCTCGTCGGCCTTCGTGATCAGCTCGGTGAACACGGCCTTGAACAGGAACGACGAGATGTCGAGTTCGCAGCCGGACGGGGTGACGTTGACGCGGATCGGGAACGGCCCGTCCACGGTGGGCTTGCTGTTCATGAGGAGGCTCCTCGGCGGTGGCGGCCAGTGGCCGCAGAAGAAGAAGGAGGGAGGTGGCCGGTGCGCGCCCAGTGCGGGACACGCGGACCAGGAGCGGGACGTCGGGGGCGAGGCGCTCGCGGGATGTCGGCGGCCAGTTGCAGCAGCCACAGCGCGAGGAACGCCAGCGCCAACCCAGACAGGCTCAGCAGCCACATCACGGCGCGTCGTCCGGCTCAGCGGACCCTGAGAAGTAGCGGGTCAGGCCCTCACGCATCTGCGCATGTGCCTCCGGGGTGGCGGTGTACGGGGTCGCACGGCCGCCCCGCAGCGCCAACAGCTCCTGCGCGTGCGTGTTCCGCTGCTCCAGCGTCGTCCGGTGCTGCTCCTGCTCCGTGTACAGCTCGGCCCGCAGTTCACGCCGTCCGCGCTGCGCCGACTTCAGAGCCAGCCGCAACCGCGCGGCCTCCTGTTCCTCCTCGTGAAGGGAGAGGTTCGCGCCGATCAGGTCGTCGTACGCCTTGTCCAGCAGCCGCTGAAGCTCCGCAGAGTTCGCGTGCTCCCGCTTCAACTCCTCGACCGCGCGCTCGGCCACCGACACCGCGTCCGTCGACACCGACGCCATATCCCGCGCGGCCTCCGGCGACATCAGCAGACCCGCCGACTCCAACGCCAACGCGATCCCAGCCGGCGTCCTGTTCTGCTGCATCGCGGCCAGGATCACGCCCGCCGCGGAGTTCACCGACCTCGTGTTCACGCCGCCACCTGCCCCTGCTGCGGGGCGAACTCGGCGTGAACCCGCTCGATAGCCGCGATGTACTGCACGCGCTTCCACGGCTCCCACGACGCCCAGTCCGGGCCGTACATCTCCAGGAACTCCGTGTCGACCTCAGCGAGACGGGTCTCTTCCAGGTCCTCCGCGCGGACCATCCGCAGCGCGCTCATACCGCCACCGCCAGCGAGCGCACCGGCGCCGACACCAGGACCACAACCGGCACGTCCCGCCACGTGGCCTTCAGCACGTGCTGCCGCACCCGGCGACCGTCACGGCGGTACTCGTCACCGGCCCGGATGCTGCCGCCCAGAACCGCGGCGCACTCCGCGAGAACGTCCATGCCGCCGTCGAGGATGTAGCCGGTCAAAGCCGGATTGATCCTGTTGATGGACCACGACACGTGGTCGGACAGGTCCGGATGCTCCGTCAGGAGCTCCACCAGCGCGGTCGCCGCGCTGAGCTGGGAGGTAGGGTTACTGGCCATCGGTGGCCTCTCCTTCGCTTGTGTTCGGTTGAGGTACGCCGGTTGTCGTGGGGTCGCCGGGCCTGCAAGCGGGCGGCCCTTCGGCGCGTTCAGGGGGTGGATCAGGAGCCAGACGCCGGCGCCTTGGCGCGCGGCCGGCGGGGCCGGTAGCCGGAAGTCGGGCTGCGTCGGCCGGCCCGCTTGTCCTTGCGGTTGCGGTGCAACTCGGCGATCTGGGCGAGGTCGGAGTCGCTGAAGATCAGGCGGTTGCCCATGCGGTGGCAGGGCCAGCCGTGGAGGTTGACGCCGTCGCGGAGGACTTTCTCCCCCTTGGTGCTGGGGTCGTCGGCGTCGCGGAAGCGGAGTCGGACGGCGGCTTCGGCGACGGTCCAGAAGTTCTCAAGGACCAGCTCAGTCGGGGTCTTGCGGGTGCGGGCGGGGCTCGCCGTCGTGGCGGGCATGGCTCTCCTTTCCGTGCTGCTCTTCGGGTGGGGCGAGGAGCGAGCGGTCGTCGGGCTGGATCTGGAGGGCGGTGCGCAGGCGCTTGTATGTGGGGGGCCGCATTTCTCGGCGGGCGCCGGTCTCCAGCTGGCTGAGGTACGGCCCGCTTATTCCGGCGGCCTCCGCGCACTCGGCTCTGCTGAGGCCGAGTTCTTTGCGGCGTGTGCGGATGGCCGCCCCTGCCACCTGGATGGTGGGTTGGGGTCTCTCCATGCATCGAAGATAGACCACGGATCTAGATGAAACTAGATGTACGCGTGGGTAACTTACGAGTGGATACAGTTGGCCATAGCTTCGCGGCCGATAACCGACCGGTCACGGGGGGTATCGGGCCATGCATACAAGTGCGTATAGCGGTAGCTAGAGGTAGCTGCCATGATTGTCGATATGACGCCCCCCGCCGCCCCGAGCGAGCGCCACCTCAAGCGCCTCGCCGTGCTCGTGGCCCAACGCCGCGCCCAGCTCGACCTGAAGAAGGAAGATGCCGCCCGCACCTGCGGCATCGCCTACATGACGTACTGGAAGATCGAGGACGGCCAGCGCGTCCGGGACTCCACCTACGCCAAGCTCGAAGTGGGCTTCGGCATGCGCGCCGGCTCCTGCAAGGCAGTGCTCGACGGGTCCACAGACAGCGTTGTCCTTGAGGACGGCACCGAGTTGATCGAGGGTGGCCAGATCTCGCGCGTCGACACGGACGCCCTTGCTGCTGGCCTGTCGGACGCGGTGACCCGGTCGGCGATGCTCGTAGCTCCGGAGCTGACTGGGCGCCAGATTCAAGCGCTCAATGAAGAGGTTGTGGAGGAGTTGCGAAGGCGCGGTTTGATGCCGTAG